TTTGATAACGGAACTTTATTATCCAACATATATTGGAACCCAACGCCCGCTAACAATAAACTAATCTCCATAGTTGACATTTCAGGGTATTCACCGTGAATGAACTTTTCCAACGGACCCATTAAACCACCAATAGCCAAACTAAAAGTACCCAATATACTTAAATCAAATTTAATTTGGTCTGACGCTTGTTTCGCGATTCGTTTAACTAATTTATCGTTTTCACCAATAGTACTATCAATTTCCTTATTAGCCAACTCGCACAAAATTACACGTTGTTGTGCTTCAGTTATTAAAATAGTTTTTCTCATACATATAAATACCTTATTAATTATATTTATCTAATAAAATCAAAATATGAATCCAGAATTACAAAAAGGTGATAGAGTAGTAGTACTCAAAATGTCCGACCCTTATTCTGCAGTCCCACCGGGAACTGCGGGAACCGTTTTAAGTTCAAGTAATGTTTTTGGGGATGACTTATATTATGTCGATTGGGACAATGGTTCTCGTCTTAACTTAATCTCAGGTGAAGATATATGGTTATATGAGGAAGACTTTAATAACCGAAGAAAAAGACGTACTGAGTCAGTTAAACCTAGAAAAAAGTTAACTGAGAGTCAAAAATCAATGTCAGACTTTGTTTTAAAAAATCGTCAAATATTAAAAAACTACGATTGGAAAAAAATAAAGTTATTTTTAACCGCTATTCGAGCAACAAGTATTGTTAATATGTTGGAATCAGGGTATTTCTTATCTTGTGGTAAAGAAAGATTAGAACATTTTATCACATATAAAAACATTAGTAATAAAAAAGCGTTAAAATACGCATTAGAACACGCAGATGAAGTTCGTAATGTGATGATTTCAGGAGCAATGTCTATGCTTGAGGATGAAGATAAAGAAATTACCCCCCAATCAGTTGAGAGACGTATGAGAAGGGATACTTCAACTCTTATGCAAATATATATGTCGTTTCCAATGTCAAAAGAATTTGACAGTACTCTTGATGATGAGGACGAGGATGAAGATTACTATGAAGACGGGTATGAGGACGAAGAGGATGAAGATGATGATTATTAATCAATAAACGATATTTATAAGAAAACAAAAATTATGAGAAAATATTATTTCGATGTAACAAACGAAGAAAGAGAAAACATATTAGATAAACATAAAACAACTTATGATGGTTATGTGACAGAATATGGTAATGGTAATAATATGACACCATTATACGTAGTTGATATGGCCAAAGATAAAGAAGGTGTTACTGTTAATAGTAGAGGTGAAGTTAGTGGTTATAAAAACTTTGGAATAAATGAAAGTATCAATGAAATGAGATTTGATAATAAGTCCACAGGTTTATTTTCTGCGGAAGAAGATGATTATTCTAACCCTAAAGCCGAAAAATCTGCAAAGTCCGACATTAAAAAACATTTTAGTAAACCAGCTAAAAGACCATTCCATTATGAGGAAGACCCATCTGAAGATTGGCCGAAACACGACGTTGATTATGACACTGAATTTGATTTTGAATTACAAGAAGACAGATTTGGAGCACCATTGGATATGATTGCCGACAGAGATAGTGATGTTAAACACGGAACAGTTGATTTTGATGGTGATATCGAAAATTTCGATTTAGGTGATATTATACCATTTGATGATGACGAATATGGTGACGATAATGTTGAATTTAGTCTTGATTTGACTCACGACAATGAAGAATCAAATGATGATGAATTTTCATTTGAATTAGGTATTGATGATGAAGACGCTGAACCAATTATGGAACAAGTTAACAAATCATTGGATATGTTCAAAAGATTTAAAAAATATAACTAATATATTAACTTTTAATAAGTTTTCAGATATTTTTTAATTAAAGATTAAATTATGGAAGTTAAAGAATTAGTATCCTTTTATATCAATGAAACATCAGAAACATTAGATGTGACATTTAGATTGTTATTTGACAAAGAAGATGAAATTAGAACAGACCAAATAGATTTAGATGAAACTATCGGTTTTGGGTTTGATTTTGATTCTAAGAATAAAATTAGTGACGCGTTTGGTGAAGACTTTGATGATGAATTCTCAGATGCGTTTGATTACTCGGATGAGTATGATATTGACGACGATGAGGTAATTTCATTTCTTAATGAATATTACTTAGTAAATCCAAAAAGACTACCTAAGTCAGAACTATTTTAAATATTAAAGCCCCTCCGATAAAGAGGGGTTTTTTTATGGACCTACTCTAGTTAAATAAAGTGTCAAAGATTCTTCAGGACCTGACGCTCCGTAAGCTCCCCATTGACCCGTAGTTCTTAATACCAGGTTTTCAACACCATCATCAATTATTTTAAATACTCGTCGACCCCCATTATCCATTGTGAAGTCAAGATAACCTAAATCATAGTTAGTGTAATGATTTGTAACCGTGTAGAAATATTGTTTTTCCCAAATAACTTGACCTGTATTTAAGGTATGTGGGTCAAACGATATTACACTATAGTCTAAATGCCAACGTGTGAATCCAACACTTATACTATCCATAGGGAATGTCCCATTAGGATTAACATAAATGTCACCACCATAATACACTGTCTCGTCAGGAGTTGTTGAATTCTCAATTTTAGAATACGTGATTTTATCCACGATATACTCACCACTTAATGATAAGGTTTTTGGTTGGGAATACTGTTTATAACAAGATGTTAATGTTAACAGAGAGATTACGATTATTACAATATATTTCATAGGGTTCACATTTTCAACAAAGATATTAAAATATTTATGAAAACAAAAATATTTATACTATATGAGCAATATTGATAACATAATAAGTCTTTTAAACCATTTCACGAATATTGATGATTCGTCAGAACTTGGGGAACAAGATGCCGCTCCCGCCGCAGCACCGAGTACAGGTGGTGGAGGTGGTGGTAAACCCCCATATCCCACAGTTACAAAATGGGAGTCAGGTGTGACTAGAGGACCCGCAAACCAAATAGGGTTAACTAAATGGGCTGACATCGTTAAAATAAATCGTGGTAAAGCAAATACTTTACTATAGTCGTAATATTTATAAATTAAAACAATATGAAATATATAGGAATTTCTAATGATGAAAAATTTATTTTTACAACTAAAGGGTTTTATATCTTAGAAGAATCTGCAGTATTCGTACCATACAATTCAAATCTTATTTCAAATCTATATAAGATTAATAAATCAGATTCTGAATATCGTTATAATAAGGGTCAATTATCTTTGACAGAATGGGTGTCAACACCTAGAAAGTTTTTAAATATGGTACTTGAAAACTTAGTATCATCACCTAACGATAAAATGAATATTTTAATTGAATGGGATAAAAAATTTGACAAAAATTATTTAATAACTGAAACTACCAATAAAGAAGTTACTAAAACAATAATCAACGAATCTTGGGATGAGGTTAGTGTTATTTGTGAAGGTTTATGGGATAGTATCAAGTCAGGTGCGAGTAAAGCGTGGAACGGTGTTAAGTCAGTCGCTAGTAGTGCGTGGGAAGGTATTAAAAAGGGTGTAAGTGTTGTGGCTCAAAAAGTCATTATACCTATATTGAAAAAAGGTGTATTACCATTTTTACGTTGGGTACGACGTAATTTAAATAGTTATATTGGTATTATTGCCGATGTGATATTATCAATGTTCCCAACTGTTGTAGTTATGAGAGCAATATGGGGGTTAATTGTTGTGTTAGATATCTATGAGATATTATCAAATGATTACGACCCTGAAGACCCTGAAAGACAACAAATGCCATTTTTATTTTTAATAACTGATATTCTATCTTTATTATTCACTGCGGCGGCAGGTAAGGCTGCGGGTGTCACATTAAAACAAGCGGTTAAGGCCGGAGCTAAAAGTCCAGCGGCTAAAGGTATTTTAACAAAATTAATTAAAAAATTACCAATGTTAAGTAAATTTTTAGGTGATGCTCAAAAATTCATAGTTAAAGTTTTTGGTAAAAATATTGGTGGGTTTATTGGTAAAGTATTCTCAGGTATTGATACTATAATAACTAAAATGGTTAGTTGGATTAGTGAAACATTTGGATTAAATGTTGGTAAAGAAGCGTTAATTAAAACAGGTAAAGAAATCGCAACTAAAAAAGGGTTAGGTAAACTAGCGGTCGGGACAGGTATTGGTGTCGGTATCGCAGAATTCTTTAAAGAAAAAACAATTAAAGAAGGTGATAAAGGAGATAAAGTTAAAAAAGTCCAAGAAGGTATATTATTAGCGAAACAAACTCCGGCTAATATGGGTGGTGTTCCCACATTAAAATATAACGGAAAAGTAGATGGTATTTACGGACCCGAAACAACACAAGCAATTAAAGATATTCAGAAGGCATATAAATTACCAATCACAGGTAATGTCGACCCTAAATTAGCATTTGCCTTTGGTATTGAAATGGAACCAGGTGGATTGGAAAAAATTGTTGGGACCGATAATATGAAATCATTTGGTGATAAAATGGTAAAATCAAATTCGTGGTTAGAATCCAAATTTGGTAAATTAAAAGGTTCAATGAAATAATCATTTATTAAAATGTATTTATAAAAAAAAAAAGTATGAAAGATTTAGAATTTTTAGATAAACAAATAATGTTTTTAGAGGAGTCAATCCGTATTCAAGAATTGATGTCCAATAAGACTAATAAGTTTTTAATCCGTGAAGGTGCAATTGCCGGTATGACTGATGACGCATTAAGAGCCTCAATTAAAACAGGTATTAAAGACGCAATTAGAGACACAATTGATGACGTAATTAAAAATGCTAGTAAAGAAACCGCTGAGGATTTATTAAAAGGTAATGTTAAAAAAGTCTTAGGTGATGGATTTGTTACTAAAAATTACGCTAAAATACAATCAGCAGTTGAGACCAAACTAGGTCAAAAATTAGCACCTCAAGAAAAATTGGCAATAACCACTGAGTTAAAAAATATGAAGTTAAATGGTCAATTAGATGACATTTACAAAAAAACAGGTCAAGAGGTTACTCAAACATATAGTCAAAGACTATCCAAAGTCGCTCAAGGTTCTGCCGATAACACAGTAACCGCGGCAGGTAAAAATCTTGATAAATCAGGTCAAAAAGTCCTTGATTTTGTTAAACGAAACGCAACCAAAAGTAAAACTTGGTGGAAAGGTAAATTCCAAAAATGGGGTTGGGTTGACGGAGCCGGTAAATTAACATCTAAAGGTAGAAAAAGAATGGCACTGATTTTAGGTGCCGCGGCAGTTACTTGGTGGATGATGTCAGGAAATGATGATGAAAAAATACCTAACCCAAAACCTGATAATACTGATGGTGGCTCAGGTGGTGGTGACACAGGTGGTGGTACTGGTGGAACTACCTACACTAATTGTACTGATTTCCCATATAAAAAAGGATGTCAAAATTCAGTGATTGCTGAAGTTCAACAATGTTTAGGTTTAACTGCGGATGGTAAGTTTGGACCTAACACTGAAAAGACTTTAAAAGATAAAGGTTATGGTGCTGAAATCACTAAAGAAGTTTACGATAAAATTAAAGCAAATTGTGGTGGTTCATCTACAACTACAACAACAACACTAAATCCTGCGGATAATTATACATTAGTCGATGTTGATGCCGAAAACGCATCGTCATTATTTAAATAAATCTAAATATTAAATATTAAAATGAAACGAGTTATAAAAGAACAAGAAACTACCCAAAATGAAACATTAACGTTATTATTACGTGATTGTGGTTGGAAGGGTTATCAATTGGTTACTGATGAAAACACTAAAAAACCTGCGTTAAGACAAAGTGTACCGGGTAAAGGTATTGTGTTTTTATATGATGATTTTACTTATAAAGCTTATGGTACTAATGGTAAACTAAATAATGAAGGTACATATAGTGCTTGTGAAGCGGTTAAAGGTAAAATTGATTTACCATTAGGTCCTGACCAAAAAAAGGTTGTAGAGGCGTTACTTGCACAAAATACAGGTTATAAAAGATTATCAGATATTCCTGGTGGTCGTGGTGAAATAGACAAAGGAACTTATAAAGCGGTCGACTTAAACTCCATCAATTCTCAAACGTTTCCAGAAAAAGGGGTACATTTTATTTACCAATCAGTTGGTATTACAAATAATTGGATTGACCAAATGCCAAATGTTAAAAACTTTTTTGATAAAATAGGATATACATTTACAGAAGCCCCTTATGGAACACCTGAATACACATTAACAGGTAACGCGTTAACAATATTAACTAAGAATGGTGGTGAAAATATTGTTGACGAATTTAATAAGGTGTTACAAAAAAATGGAAAATCATCAAAAAATTTAGTCGTTTGGAAAAAAAGTTCTCAAGCAGTTAAAGGGGCGACCGCAACAAGTGCAAAAGAATTAGCAGCAACTTTAGAGGGTCAAAAAATATCAAGAAATGAATGTAGAAAAGCTATCAAAATATTATATAAAAACGCATCGAAAAATGTACCTGTAACCGCAGGAGCTACTGAAGTTGAAACTGTTAGGGATTATGCTTATAAATGTGCTACCCAAGGTATGAACTTTTTAGGGGGTATTATGGGTATTGAAGATGAAATTAACTTTTTGAAACGTAACAATGGTGGTTGGGGTTTAAGATACAAATTCGAACAACGAATGAATGAGTCTAAAGACGATGTTCTTAAATCAATCATCAAAGGTAAATTATCAATGTTATCTGAGAGTAAAAAAAAAACATTAGTCACAGAAAGTAAAATAATTAATGCACGTTTTAAAATGATTACCGAGTCTTCAAAAGTGAAAAAAGAGTCAGTATCTGAATTATTTAACGAATCATTTGATTTAGTTAATTTAGGTTTATCACCAAAATTAATATCTGAAGGATTATGGGATTCATTAAAAGGTATGTTTGGTTTAGGAACTGAAGGAATTTTAGGTTACTTTAAAGAAAAAATCGCTGAGACCTTATTAAATAAATTGGGAATTAATACAGATAGTTGGGTTGCCGGTACAATTGTGAAAGCAATTGGAAATATACCACTTGGTGATTATACTTCAGGTAAAATATTAACGTGTGATTACTTAACACCATTATTAGCAAAATCAATCGCTGAAGAGGCGTTAGATAAAGTTAAAGATAATGCAGGATTGACGGGTGGTTTCTTTGATATATTAAGAAATTCTATTGTTCAAGGTTTAGATAGTTCAGACTTTGCACAATCAATAGAACGAGGATTAGCAGCGGCAATATGTCCAGCGTTAAGTAAAATTAGTGGAAATATGGATGGTGTCTTTAATACATTAAAAACTAAAGCATTATCTTAAACTTACCTTCGGGATAGTTACCCGAAAGGAATAAACCATTTTAAAAGAAAGGGGGTGTTCCAAATCTAGCAACGAGGTGTCGAGAGACACCTCTTTGTTTTTTAACTAAATGTCTTTTGAAAATCAATCCAAATATCTTCAATTGTTGGATTAATTACATTAGAAAAGATTGAAGGTTCAAATGGTTTGTATTTTAATTTCATTCCCGCTTCATCAGGTGTTTTGTCATCTTTAGTTCTATTACAATTTCGACAACAAGTAACCAAGTTAGTCCAAGTATTACCCCCACCTCTTGATTTGGGAATAATATGGTCAATAGTAAGATGTTTCCCACTACCACAATAAGCACATTCGTAATTATCCCTTTTAAAAATTCTATGTCTGTTAATTTTAAGATTACGAACTCTAAATTTAACGTAACTCAATAGTCTGATAATCAAAGGTCTAAGCACAGGTATGTTTCCGGTTACTATAGGTTTTTCCCCCGTCTTCAATATCTCAGCTTTACCTTTAATAACTAAATTATACCCACGTATTGTACTTGTTACGTTAATTGGGGTATAATCAGAGTTTAATACTAATACCTTATCCATTTTATTTATTTTGTTATTAAGTATATATCTAAAAAGATTAATAGTCAAAATTTTAAAATGTTTGATTTACTCGAAATAGTTTATATCTTTACAAAAAAATTAAATGTTATGGGAATGTATGTTATTATCAAAAAAGTGAAGAAAAGAAATGGTGTTTCAATACCAGTAATCTTATTAAATAGTGACCACGAAGTTTGGGAGTTCGAAGACTTAGATAAAGCAACTGAAATGAAGACAATCTTCGAAACCAATTCAGATTCAGGTCACGAATACGAAGTTAAAAAAATCTAATATGGGGAGTTTTCACGAAATATTAGAAGAAGAACATCGACAATTCGCAGAATCAATTGATGGTCAAGAATTTTTCAAAATGTTATCAGAAATGGAACAATCAAGTAACTATGTGTTAGTTGAGAAACAATTTTTAGAAGACTTGAAAGATTTTGAGTATTGGAAAGAATGGAAAAATAATTGATAACCTTGCTTGATTATTAAGTATTTTTTATATCTTTGATAAAAAGAAACGGATATGAAAGAGATAATAAAATTTGGTGTTATAGTTTTGGTTATGGTTACTTTAACTTCTAAAGTTAAATCAGGTAAAATCCCATTACCAACATTTATCACAAATTCAATTGATTTGAAAAAAATGACAGATGGTGATACAATCTATATTCAAGGTCTTGGTAATTATTCAAATAGTACTTTACGTCACGCTAAACAAATTGTTGAAGAGACTTATGGTGTTCCAACTAAAATAATTGACCCAATTCAATTGAGTTCTGATTATTACATCAATGGGTTAATTGATTGTGAGAAATCTTTAGAGGATTTTGACAATAACCAAAATAAAATTTTATTAACTGATGATGGGTGTTATTCAGTAGAAGATAAAAATACGATTGGTGGATTAGGTGAACTTTATGGTAATATCATAATTGTTGGTAAGAACCGACCAAATGAATTAAAACGTGTCATAATTCACGAGATAGGACACAATTTAGGTTTGAGTCATTGTGATAACTCAAATTGTGTTATGTCTGAAAACAGAAGTAATGATGTGAACACAATCACATTTTGTGAAAAATGTAGAAAAAATTAAAAAAAAACTTGACAACCAAAGAACTTTTACTAAATTTGTTGATATATATTAAAAGAATAATAAAAATGAGAACAACTGAACAACATATTAAACAAGTAAGTCCATCGAAACAGATTCGCGTGTGTAGCGTATCGTATCCGATGTGGTTTAGCACGTCATATGGTTCAGAAAACATATTAAGTTAAATATAAACGTATATTAATTTAGTAAGACCCCTGAACCAAAAGTTCGGGGGTTTTTTTTTGAAATAAAATTTGGAAGTTACAAAATGAAATTTGTATCTTTGACAACAGAAAAGTTCATTGACATATTGGTTTAGATAATAATACGGAAGGCGCCCGAATGGACGAGGACACCGCCTTGAAAGCGGCTGGGTGTAAAAGCTTTGGGGGTTCGATTCCCTCGTCTTCCGCAAAATAAAAGTAAAATGAAAAAAAGAGAAGTATTGACGGGAACATTTGAGTCAAGTAGAGTAATGTTAAGACAACAACCTAAAGAGGTTAAAATAAAATTTAGGTTGTTGAGAAAATTAATCAAAAGGTTACGTAAGTAACCATTATTGTCCTGTAGGCGACGTTGGCAGAGCCACCACACTTTGAATGTGGATATCGCAGGTTCGATTCCTGCCGGGACAACTACCCCATCAAATAGTTTAATCCACGGGTAAAAAGAAAACACGGGACGGCAGTTCCCGAAGGTCTCACCGTAATTGTGGTAATCGGTGATTTGATGAAAATATTTGGGTCAGTTGCCAAGTTGGTCAAGGCACTTGTCTGAAGAACAAGCAATGGGGGTTCGATTCCCTCCTGTCCCACGGAGTCCCTACTGATGGGAAAACCCCCACTCCCGATATGGCAGTCGGTCCATTAATCCGATGAAGTGGGGTTTTTATGGAGTATATAGTGTCAGTGGTCGAGCACGTTAGTTTGTGGTGCTAATAGGGTGAGTTCGAATCTCACTATACTCCCAATTAATTTTTAAAACTTAGAAATCGCAGAGACAGAAAAAACATTTGTAAATGCCGACTTAGAAAATGGTCGATGGTTATCTCCAATCATTAGTGAAAGGAAATGGCAAGAAGAAAAATTAGTTGAGATATTCGGTCATTATCCGAACGCAAGTCCGAAATGGCAATATCTCAACGGTTTGATACACATTGCATTAGATTACATTAAACAAAATGAAGAAAAAATTTGACAAGTTGTAGGTTAAAAACCACAACTATGAGTACAAACATCAACAGAGCAAAACTGAACAAAGCACAAAATGGTAGAGAATACCGAAATAGATTGATTAATGACTTTTACCCAATTTATTGGGATGAAGGAATAAGTTTCTACGGAAACAAAATGAGTTATCAAGTTAGAATGTATAAAACTTGGAAACACTACAGAAAAACTCAATATAAGGTTATAACCTAATAATGGGTGAATATTAGGTTCAGACCTAATAATGGGTGATTATAAGGCTCCAACCTTATAATGGTCGATTATAAGTCTCCAACCTTATTATTTGGTTCCTTGGTGTAACGGATAGCACCTATCGCTACGGACGATAATGTCAAGGTTCGAGTCCTTGGGGGACTACGTATCCGATGTGTGATACCGAGCTAGGTCGGTGTATTTTGGAAGATTACTCAAATTGGTAAAGAGGCTTGTTTGCTAAACAAGTAGGTCTGAAATATGACGCGTAGGTTCGAACCCTACATCTTCCGCAAACGTCGTTATAGTGTAAAGGTAGTCACAACACTCTCATAAGGTGTGGGTTCAGGTTCGAGTCCTGATAACGATACAAAAAAAAATTAACTAAGGTATTGTGAGAATGAAAATGATTACTTATCTTTGTTAAACAAACAAACGGGGTATAGTCTTGGGGTGAGACGCTTGGTTTGGGACCAAGAGGCGGCAGGTTCGACACCTGCTACCCCGACCAAAAATAACGGTACGTAGCTCAGCTGGTAAGAGCATTCGCCTGATACGTGAAAGGTCGTAGGTTCAAATCCTACCGTACCGACTACTTAATACCAATCGGGTTTGTCGTGAAGTGAGACCTGCGACTATGACACTTAGGTGTAATTAGACAAAACGACATTAAAATACTCACCGTGGAAGGTGTTTGTGGTGACCTTCCAAATTTGACTTCGTAGCTCAGTTGGTTTAGAGCAGTACACTTTTAATGTACGGGTCGTGAGTTCGATTCTCACCGGGGTCACAATAATTAGCCCTTTAGCTTAAAGGTGAAGTACTTGTTTTACATACAAGATAGTGTAGGTTCGAGTCCTACAGGGGCTACATTAGAGATATGGGGTTTACCTCCTGACACGAAGTACAAGTGATGGTTTAATCCTTCGGGAACCAATCTCTAAAATAATTAGTACGAAGATATTAAGTTGGGTTTCCTAGTGGTAACGGTATGAACTATAGTAAGTAAGCCACAAGATTCTAGTAATAAGCGACAGATGGATTACTCGCGACTTAATATTAAATTGGACAGATGCCTGAGTGGTCTAAAGGGGTGGGCTGCAAACCCATTATTCGGGAGTTCGAACCTCTCTCTGTCCTCAATGAAATATAAAAATTTCATTATTCGCATCATTGGTGTAATGGCTAGCATAAATGGTTCCAACCCATTTGGTCAGGGTTCGAGTCCTTGGTGGTGCGCGAAATGACATTAATTGTCATATAATTGGAGGGTGGCCGAGTGGTTAAAGGCGACAGACTGTAAATCTGTTCTCGTAAGAGTACGGGGGTTCAAATCCCTCCCCTCCAACCAAGATATCGTAGGAGAGTTGATTAAGTTCAAACCCGCCGTTAAATTGTGAAGGACAATCTACGATATTTTCTTTATGGGTGTGTTGAGCAATTGGCTGGCTCGCCTGATTGTAGCTCAGGTCTTAATCGCGTGGGGGTTCGAATCCCTCCGCACCCACTTAAAAACAAATAACTATGTCACTAAGAGAACAAATTAATGTCGAATTTATGACGGCATTTAAAAACAAAGAAATGGAAAAGAAAAACTTTTTAGGTGTACTAAAAGGTGAAATCCAAAATGAAGAAGGTAGAGGTGTTAGTGTGACAGATGAGGTAGTTCTTTCTATTTTAAAGAAAATGGAAAAATCATTAACACAGACAAACACTGATGAATCTTTAAAAGAATTAGAATACATTAAACCATATTTACCAAAGTTAATGGATGAATTTAGTATCCGTTCAATCATCAGAACATTTAAAAAAGATGGTATTGATAATGTTGGTAAAATGATGGGTGCTTTCAATAAAGTATATAAGGGTAAAGCCGACAATACTTTAGTTTCAAAAATTGTTAAAGAAGTACTTGAAAATTAAAAATCTAAACCAATTTGTTAAAAATTTTTCACTAACTATTGAACTTTTCAAAAAGTACAATATATTTAATAAAAAAGACAACACAATGCAAAATTTGAATAACATACTTTTAAATGCGAGAACGGAGGGAGACAATCCTTGTGTATCGGAGAAGATGTGTTAATTCATTAAGATAAAATTTAAATGAAACCCTTCTCCAAAAGAGAGGGGTTTTTTTTGTGACCTAAGTTTGGCAAATCAAAATAAAAGTATTAGATTTGTAAGACAAAACAGAACAAGAGTTCATTGACATATTGGAATAGAAGTAGATACCCTTGTGGTGGAAAGGTATACACGATAGTTTTAGAAACTATTTTTTTGTGGGTTCGAATCCCACCAAGGGTACTTCGTTATCACATATCGGTTCGACTCCGGTACTGTCCGTGACGACGGGCGGTTAGTTTAATTGGCCTAAAACGTGAAACGTATTTGGTTCAGTAGCTCAACAGGTGAGAGCAGGACGCTTATATCGTCAAGGTTGGGGGTTCAAATCCCTTCTGAACTACAGAAAAAAAAATATCACAAAGAGCTTGTGAGAACAAAAGAAAATGATTAGATTTGTAAGACAAAAGAAAACAAAAGGTCTTTGACATATCGGAATAGAAAAAACAAAATGTCGCGTTAGACGAGAGGTTTAAGTCGTCACCCTTTCAAGGTGAAAATCACGGGTTCGAATCCCGTACGCGATACAAAGGTCGGAGTAATTAACCGAACCCTAACAAGAAAATAAACATATTGCCTAAGGAAATTTGTCGACACTAATTTCTGTTTATTGTTCTTGATTAATTACTTATGGTGTAAATTGGTTTGCACATCGCTCAAAAGGGCGAAGGGTTGTAGGTTCGAGTCCTATGGGTAATTCATATCGCGGGTTGGGGGAGTGGTCACCCCGTTGGGCTCATAACCCAAAGACACAGGTTCGAATCCTGTACCCGCTACTAAACAAGTGAAGACGGTGAGTAAACCCTCACTGTCTATAAATCCCAAGATGGTACTTGATTCGCGATAGTAAAGTATTGAGGGTAGAATTACTATAAGTCGGGGATTAGCTACCCCAATGACGAAAATGTAATCACCGAGTAAAATTGGTTATGATGTGTAAAGGTCACGAAAAACTTGTTTTTATTATGGTCTATTGGTGTAGTGGCTAACATACATCCCTGTCACGGATGTGCCGCGAGTTCGATTCTCGCATAGACCGCAAAATAAAGGAGTTATAACCCTTTATATGACAGGTTCGAAACTGTCGATTGGATATAGTGTAATGGAGCACGGATGATGGTAATACGGATTTCAGATTAAGGTTCGAACCCTTATTATTCAGCAAAGAGAAAAACAATTATTTGTCAATCTAAGTAACTAGTGGTGTAAATTGGTCAACACATCTGACGTGGAGTCGGAAGCTTTAGGTTCGAGCCCTAACGATGGTGAAATTATGATGGGTAATTCGTAGTTATTAGTTCAATATAGTAGCAATGTGACAATATTGGAACTGCAGTAAAAATATTGGTGAAGTTGAGTTTTACGTGGATTCGCGGTCTTAGGTAAAACGAATTAATAACACTCTTAATTGGTCTCTTAGTATAATGGCTTATTATTCTGGCTTTGTAACCCAGGGATAACGGTTCGAATCCGTTAGGGACCTCAACAATTAAATGGACTATTAGCTCAGTGGTAGAGCACTCCGCTGTTAACGGATAGGTCGTAGGTTCGAATCCTACATAGTCCGCAATAATTCGCCCCTATCGTTCAACTGTATAGGACCAACCCCTTCTAAGGGTTTAATCGGGGTTAGAATCCCTGTAGGGGTACAAAAAGGACCTGTGGCGAAATTGGTATACGCGTCGTGTTTAAGCCGCGATTTTTAGGATTGAGGGTTCGACTCCCTCCAGGTTCACAATAGTGTCTCGGTACGCTCTGACTTGAAACATAGTACAACGTCGAGGTCTCGGTAGACAGAACGCGTCTGATTCTACCCAAATTGCGGGTGTCGTATAGTGGCTTATTATATTAGACTTCCAATCTAAGGACGAGGGTTCGATTCCCCCCACCCGCTCAATAAAATAAACAGTATAACAGTCAGTTATGGAAGATGTAAAAAGAGATTTCTTAGTAAATCGAGACGAAACAGGAAAAGAAATTGTTGTATTTCCTGAAACAGGTAAACAATATTTCGTAGAATATATTGAACCAAGAAGTTGGAGAGCATCTTGGGGTGATATTGACCCGGCAACAAAAACAGTTCAAGGAAGTTACGGGGATAAATATAGGGGGGCAATTAAAGCTGAAGAATCTGTTATTACTAAAGAAAATGGTTTTGATGAGATTTATGAAGGTGTAGGTAGTCCTTATCACACAATAAATGAATTACATAATAAATGGAAATTGGAAAATGGTTACAATTGAGTTAAACGAAACTGAAATTAAAAAAGACTTAATGAAGTCTAAAGCAATGGCTAAATTTAGTCACTATATTGCAGGTAATTTGTATTACAAGATTGAGGTTTTTGGTGATATGTACGAGTTTCCAATTTCAACAGTTGATGTAAAGGTCACACATAATGTATCAACATTAGAAGTTGGTGCGAAAGTTAAGGAGTCAGATGTGGTCACAACATTATCTGAAGACCTTGGGACAACTTCTTTCAATTCGGAAATAAGAGGTTCTGAATTAGCAAGATGGATTAGTAAATCAATCAAAAATGAAACATTTATAAAGTTATAATAAAATGAAATTCGAGGAGTATTTTAAAAATATCTTTCCGTTTCTGAAAGAAAGTAAGGAAAGTCAAACAATTGATATTGATTCTGACACACTAATACATATGGTCAATATCTACATTGAGAAAGAATTAAATAGGGAGGACCAATCAAAGTCTTTCAAATAAAAAAATAGACAACAAACTCTTCACCGAGGAAAACCTTTAAAACAGATTCACAACTGCAGAGGTCGTTGAGTTAGGTAATAATAAATGTGAGTATTACCTGTTGTCTAAATTTGGGGGCAAATGTTCCAAGGCGTGGCGATGATGATTTGCAATCACCGTGTGGTGGGTTCGATTCCCACTGTCTCCACAATGAGTTCGAGAAACTCACTAGATTTGGTATCGTTACTTAAACAATGATATATCTGATACCTCATTAGGATTTGTAAAGGGGGTCGTTGGGCTAATAGTGTGGAACACCATCCTCACTCCGACGTAATGGTTGATTTTTAAGCGGTAAGACGCGTTGGGTTTTGTATAAGAAAAACTGAGGACATCTACACCCCGTAATCTCAGGGGTGGTTAATTAATTGACCGAGTGGCTTAAGGTTGAGCATACATAAAGTCCGGGAATGTGGTATGTATGATACCTATACACGGGGACTCACAGGTTCGAATCCTGTATTAATAACTTTTTTTTCTATTCCGTATGTTTTTCCCCAAAATTTATATATCTTCGTAACATAAAACTTAATGTTATGGCAAAAAGAAAAACAGTTTCAGTTAAAGATATGGTTGATTACGCAAACCTTCAATTATCAAGAACCGATGAAATCGCAACCAAAGATTTTAAAATTGGTATTTGTACTATGATTGAAAGTGCGTTACATATCGCCGACCAATATCAAGGATTTATGTTCATTAATAATGATGATATTGACATAAACACCCTTGGGTATTATTCAAGAAAATATTTCTTCAGATAATGAAAGTCATTATTGCTGGTGGTAGAGAATTCAACGATTATGAATTACTACGTGAGATATGTGACGGTGTTATACCAACACTTACCACACCTGAAATTGTTAGTGGTGGTGCTAGAGGAACCGATAAATTGGGTGAACAATATTCCAAAGAAAAGGGTTTTGATTTAAAGGTATTTCCTGCCGATTGGAATAAACACGGTAAAGGTGCCGGTCACATCCGTAATAGACAAATGGCCGAATATGGTGATATGTTAATTGCGTTTTGGGACGGTGAGAGTAAAGGGACTAAAAATATGATAGACACATCAAAAAAACTTGGATTGATAGTGTACGTTCATAGATATTGATTATATTTGTTAAAAGAAAGATTATGGAAAAAGTAAAAATATATTTAGATGATGTAAGAACACCTGTCGATAAAGATTGGTTAGTAGTAAGAAACTTCTATGAGTTTGTTAATTTGGTAAACAAAGTTGGTTTAACTAATATCAAATTAATTTCATTGGACCACGACTTAGGTGATAGTGCGATGCAAGAATACTTCAATAACGTATCTAAAAATTATAAATTAGATTACGATAACATCGAAGAAAAAACAGGTTACGACGCAATTAAATGGTTGGTATCAGAATTCTACGGATTAAATGAGAATAGAATCAATATGTCAAGATTTGATAAAAAACAAAAACCTATTAAGTTCCCTGAAATTGTTGTACATTCAGCAAACCCAATTGGGTCCGCTAATATAATGGGGTATTGTAACAACTTCTTGATGAATGAAGGACAATCACAAACTTGTGTTAGAGTACAAATTGAACATACTGTATAATATGAACATATTCTTTTTAGATACCGACGTTAAGAAAAATGCACAATATCACGTAGACAAACACGTTGTTAAAATGATATTGGAAACTGCACAACTATTGTGTTCAGTTCAACATTTAACTGGTAATGTGGATAAAGAACTAATCCCATACAAGATGACACATAAGAACCACCCTTGTGCGATTTGGGCTCGTGAGACATTACCAAACTATTTGTACTTGTGTGAATTAGGTTTAGCGTTGGGTGAAGAATATACATTTAGATATGGTAAAACTCATAAATCGGTTGAGGTCATTAAATGGTGTCTATTCAACAGACCAAACATTCCTGACACAGAATTCACTTGTCCCCCATTGGCGATGCCAGACGAGTTTAAAACGGTAAGTTATTGTCATCCTATCACCTCGGCAGTATTATCTTACCGAAAATATTATAAAGGAGCTAAATCAGATTTGGCGGCGTGGAAAAAAAGAGACGTTCCATCTTGGTTTAGTGGTGAAAAATTACTAGATTTACAATATGATTAAAATTAACGCAAATAAACAAGGAAAATACCCAAATGTTTGGGTAACATCAGATACTCACTACAATCACACAAACATTTGTCGTGGTACAACAAGTTGGAGAAAACCTGACGGTTCAATTCCAATTAAAGAAACTCGTGACTTCAGTAATCTTGATTTAATGAATGACACAATAGTTAATAACATTAACCAATACGTTAAAGAAGACGATATCTTAATTCACTTGGGTGATTGGTCTTTTGGTGGGTTCGAGTCAATCCGAAAATTCAGAGATAGAGTTGTATGTAAAAACATACACTTAATCTTGGGGAATCACGACCACCACATTGAGAATAATAAAGACAACGTTCAAGAATTGTTTTTGAGTGTTTCTCACTACAACACATTGAAGATTGGGAAAAGAGAAATTCAATTGATGCACTACCCAATTGACTCGTGGAATAACTTACGTAAAGGTGCGATGCACATACACGGTCACTGTCACTTACCTAACAATAGAAGATTAGGAAAAGGGAGAAGAATTGATGCTGGTATTGATGGTCATTTAGAGTTTAGACCATACAATCTTATGGGAGAGTTGGTTCCATTGTTAGATAGACAACCAATTCATTCTGAGATTGAAAAGGACCACCACACTGATGAAATGTTAAATGTTATTGGTTAATTATTATGGAAACTTACGACGAAAATAATCAAGATGATTTATTCTTAGAATCGGTTAATATGTTAAAAGAAATACAAGAGTATATCAAACAACATAAAGACGATAGAATTAAAGATGTAGGTGATAGAGTCTTGATTTGGGATGGTAGTTATAACATTGATAAAGACACGTTAAAACACCGGTCAGGGATTGATAAATTATTTCAAAACCACGGTATTGTTATTCAAACAAATTGTAATTACACTTACACTGAAAAATATATGGATAATAAAGTTGTGAATTTAGATTTATTGATTAAATTTGAATCGGGTGAGGAAGTATACACACAATCGGAAATGGTTAAAAGAATTGACGATGGAAAAATATGAATTACTCGATTTATTGGATGAGGTAAGGTCAACCAATTATATGATTGAATTACATTCATCAAACCCTGACAATATAAGTCAGTTTATGATAAGACAATACAAAACATTGAGAATAAAATATATAAAATTATTTAACACAAGAACAAATGGAAAGAAAATTAGCGAGTATTAGACAAATTTCTGATTTAAGTCCAATCGAAGGGGCTGACAAAATTGAATTGGCAACAATTGACGGATGGAAAGTTGTTGTTGCTAAAGATGTAAATCATAAAGTAGGTGACTTAATTGTTTACTGTGAGGTTGACTCATTTTTACCTATTGAACCTGAGTTTGAATTTTTACGTAAGAGTTCATACAAAAAAATGGCGGACGGTAATGAAGGTTTCCGTTTGAAAACAATCAGATTACGAGGTCAAATCTCTCAAGGGTTAATCTTACCCCTTAAAGAGGCTTACGATGTTTTCAAAAGAAACACACCGAATATGGATATGGGTTGGTTTGAAGGTCTTGACGTAACAGAAATGTTAAACATTGTGAAATACGAACCACCAATTCCCGCACAATTGGCAGGACAAGTTAAAGGTAATTTTCCTTCATTTTTAAAGAAAACTGATGAAGAAAGAGTTCAAAACTTGACAAAAGAATACCCTATCTACAAATTGGCGAAATTCTACGTAACTGAGAAATTAGATGGTTCTAGTGTAACTTACTACGTTAAAGACGGGGTATTTGGAGTGTGTTCAAGAAACTTGGATTTATTGGAGGATGTGAACAATTCTATGTGGAAATTCGCAATCGAATCAGGATTACGTGATAAGTTGGTTGGATTGGAGAAAAACCTTGCGGTACAAGGTGAAATCATCGGTGAAGGAATTCAAGGAAATCCTTACCAACGTATTGGTCAAACAGTTAGAATATTCAACGGATTTGATATTGACAAGTACGACTATTTATCGTTAGATGATTTGCTTGAATTGACTAAAATTTTGGAAGTGAAAACGGTTCCAATTCTCGACTTAGATTTTACATTACCTGAAACAATTGATGAATTATTGTTAATGGCTGAAGGTAAGTCTGTTTTAAATATTAAAACCGAAAGAGAGGGGCTAGTTATTCGTTCACACGACAGAAAAATCAGTTTCAAAGCAATCTCTAATAAATTCTTATTAAATGAGAAATGAAAACTTTAATTAATATCTTAATGTTAAGTCTGTCTATATTCACTTATGGACAGACTTATCTTGTTGACCAACACTTCTCAAGTGTATCACCATCAGGATGGTCATCAACTTCAAATGTTTGGGTCTTTAACAGGAATGAAAGTGCCACAGGAAATTATCGTAATGTTTTTGACGCGACGAAGTATTCCTCAAGATTTTCATCCGCGGCAAATGGTAATTCAATTTATATTTATATTCCTATTACTTTTAAAGCGAATTATAATTACACAATAACCTTTTACACAAAACGTGTTTGTTCGGTAGTTGTAAACACTAATGAGTTACCAAATCAAACAACATTATTAACAACTGATAATCAAACTAACTCAAGTTGTAATTCAAATTGGAATACTTGGTATCAATGGTCGTTTACTATATTATCCACATACGCAGGGTCGGGTTATTTTCAAATATGGACTAACACAATCTATGGTGGTCCAACATCAGCATATTTAGATGACTTATCAATCTTTGAATCTGAACCTGTAGGTTTACCTATTGAATTATTATACTTCAAGGGTAAACAAACTGAGGATGGTAATTTACTTGAATGGGCGACTGCCACAGAAACTAATAATCAATTCTTCACAATTTTTAAAACATATTACCCAATTAATTGGGTGGAAGTCGCAAAAGTTGATGGTGTCGGAACCTCATCATTTACGCATTTTTACCAATACTTAGAGAGGGGTTATTTTAATGATATTTCATATTATTATTTAACGCAAACCGATTATGATGGTAAATCAAAAGATTTTAATATCATATCAATTGATAATCGTAAATTCACCCCCGAATTAATTAAGATAACAAACACATTAGGTCAAGACGTTACGGTAGATTCACCTGGAATGAAATTTTTTCACTATTCAGACGGTACGATTATTAAAAGAATTTAGTATATTTGTTGTATGAAAGCAACTTTAGAAAAATATTACAATGATGGGTTATTGTACAAACAAGTACATCCAACTTTACCATTAACCATATGGAATTACACTGAGAAAGTTCAGTTTGAGAACTTATGGGATGAGGTGACTTTGATGTGTCGTGGTTTAGTAACTGACGACAACGGTAATATAGTTGCAAGACCATTTAGAAAATTCTTCAATATGGAGGAAGGTAAACACACCCCAACTGATGATTTCAAAGTCTATGAGAAAATGGATGGTTCATTGGGGATATTATTCCACTACGAAGGGGAATGGGTTATGGCAACTCGTGGTTCATTTACTTCCGACCAAGCGGTGAAAGGTATGGAAATGTTATCTAATTATGATTACAACAAATTACATAAAGACTTCACTTACTTATTTGAAATAATATATGCTGAAAACAGAATAGTTTGTTCATATGATTTTGAAGATGTTGTTTTACTTGGCTCGACAAACACTAAACACGGATATGAAGTAAACTTACACGGGGATTTAGATATGAGAATACAAAATCTTATACGAAATATCGGTTTAAAAGTTGTTAAACGTTACGATGGTATATCTGACTATTCTGTGTTAAAACAAATGGTTAGAGACGACGCTGAAGGGTTTATAGTGTTATTCTCAAATGGTGATAGAATGAAAGTTAAAGGTGTGGAATACTTACGTCTACATAAAATAATGACTAACGTATCTACTACCGGTATATGGGAATGTTTGAGAAATGGTGATGATGTTTTAGAAATGATGAAAGAAGTTCCTGATGAATTCTATTCTAAAATAAAATCTTACGTTAAAGATTTGAGATACGCTCACTATTCAATATCTGAATATTGTGGTAAAATGCACGATGGGTTTAGATACGGGAAATATGGTGATGTTGACCCTGAACCAACTAAGAAAGAATACGCAGAGTTTGTTATGAAAAACATAAAAGAAGGACTTAGAGGTGTGATGTTTCAAATGTGGGATAAAAAAGATTACGACGAAACTATATGGAGACTAATAAGACCTGAGTTCAAAAAGTTATAAAAGTGGGGAAACCCACTTTTTTTTATATCCCAACTATTTATTGGTATGGATAAGAATATATATGAAGCACCATCTAGCGTTAATTCATCGTTATATCAAAATACCGATTTTAAAGATAGGGTTGTTGGTTCAAGTACACCTTCAAAAGATAAGATTAACCCATCGTTATTAGCCGATGTTGATAAAGCTGCCAAAGCTGCCGGTGTTAAAGTTTCCGTAACAACTGCGGTGACAGGACATAGAAATAGTGGTAGACACCCTAAAGGGAATGCCGTAGATATTGCTATGGTTAATGGTAAAGGATTTTCATCATTATCCGCAGCCAAAAGTAATGGTATTTATGATGCCATTAATAAGTTCGTTAATGAACTAGTTAAAATGGGTTACGTTAAAAATAGTGAAAGTGGAAATGATAAAGCGGTATTAACATTTGGGTTCCCCAATCACGATAACCACGTTCACGTTTCACGAAATTCCGATAGTGGAACATCATCCTCAAACCCGTCATTAGGTTCGAGTGATACTCCCGATGATGAAACTAAAGGGGATGTGAGTAAAGATAGTGAAACTAAAGATGACGAATCAAAAACTGATGAACCTGAAGGTGAAAAGTCAATGGGTAATCCAATATTTAAATCAATGTTAAATCTATTGGGGTTTAAAGAAAATGACGAGTCCCTTGAAAGTGTTAAACCGATAACCGAGGAAATAATTAGAATTAAACAATTAATGAAATGAAAAATCAAAAATTGATTTTTGAAGAAACTAATGGTAAGTTAACCAATCTGACACCTCTCTCTTCAAATAGTAATCATAAATTAAATCCCGAAGCCGCGGCGGCCTACGATAAAATGGTTAAAGCCGCTAAAGAAGATGGTGTCACTTGGTCAATCACTGATTCATATCGACCATTTGAAATCCAAGACAAAATATTTGATTGGGATTATTATAAGAAAACCAAGAAAAGAAGAAAGAAAGGGACCGCAGGAACACCTGTCGCATATCCTGGTACTTCAAATCACGGATGGGGTGCTGCTCTTGATTTAGTCGTTAAATATGGTGATAAAGCCCATAAATGGTTAACTGACAACGCATCGAAATTTGGTTTCTCAAACCCATTTAGTAATCCAAGGACCGAACCTTGGCATTGGGAACACGTTGAAAGTGCAAAAAAATTAGGTTCAGGTAAACCAATGACACCTGAAAATGATAAAACAGACTCTGATTCAGAAACCACAACTGACACCGAAACTAAAGGGGATGAAACTAACGGTGATGAAACTAGTGATACTAAGCCAATGGGTAACCCAATATTTAAATCAATGTTAAATTTATTAGGGTTTAAAGAAAATGATGAGTCACTTGAAAATGTTCAAACAATTACTGAAGAAATTACTAGAATTAAAAAATTAATGAAATGAGTAAATCAAATAAAATAACCCACGGAGATATAGATTTTAAATCTAAAAGTGCGGAGTTGAAGTCATATAGGATGGACAAAGTTATGTCCCCCTATGATGGTGTTGTGGTTAAAACTAATAATAATAGTTGTTCTGATGGTTATTTATTAATTCAACATAATATTGGGGGCTCTAAATTCTATTCTCAATTTTGTGGTGTTAATAACACTCTTGCTCATCTTAGCGATAATGTTCGTGGTGGGTCAACAATTGGTTTTTTTTCTGAAGAACCAATAACTTATTCAGTATTATCGTCTAATTTAGATTACCTCAATCCTAAGAAGTTCTTAAATGGTGAATTATTTAAAGATGAGGAATCTAAAGATAAATCTAAAGTAAGTGACAAAAAAGAAACAAAACCAACAAAAAGATATCGTGATTCAAAAGACTATGAAATTAATGCGTTATCACCTGTCACTTTACCAATCGAATTTGCGGCAAACCAACTTTTAAAAGGTGCGGATATTGCCGGTAAAGAATTAAAGAAAATTGGTAAAGGTATGTTCCAATTACATAATAAAGAAAAAGACGAAAGACTAAAACAGAAAAAAAACGATTCCGAGGATAATTTGAACGAAGAAATCTCAAGAATTAAAAATTTATTAAAATAATCTGTTTTTTTACTTGATTACCGATATTTATTTCATACATTTGTTAAACAATTCTGAAACAAAGTAATTTAAATCAGAAAATAAAGTTTACAAAGTACTTGACAGAACAAAAAACATTAAGTATCTTTGTAAAACAAATGAGGGAAAGGTTGACAATTAGTTATAAAACCGTGGTTTCCTAAACCTCAAAAAAAAGTTAAAAAAAGTGTTTGACAAATCAAAATTAAATACTTAACTTTACAAAACAAATCGGAAATGTCCGAGACGTTCTTTGAAATTTGATTATCCGTTCAGAATGTTTGATGATGAGACCCTTGTGGTTGATTTTGAGTAACAAACTGATAAAGATATTGGCCGTGTATGGTCATTAAATAAACTACGAAAGTAGGATAAAGTGGACCCCCAAGTGTAACGGGTCTGCGTCTTGGGAAACCGAGGTCGAGTACACAAGCGGGATACCGTATAACCTTTAGTATCGAGGTCAACGATGTAGAGAAAGTGGTTATATGATTTGGTGATGTGGGTCATCAGATTGAGGAGGGAACTCTAATAGGAATAACTCGTAGGATTTATGTAAGAAGTATCGTATCCAACGTTACAATTACGACTTCCATTATAAGAGGTGGCTTAAAACCGAAAGGTATGAAAACAAACAGGTGGTGCTGAAATTTTCCTTGATGATTCTTTACCAAAAGAATTGTTTCGAAGTAATCTTAAAATATTGAGGTAGGGATACTTCACAGAGTAGTTTGGTATTTCGTTGTTCAAAAGACGACGAATCTGAAAGACGGACCACTACTTTGATTAATCCACAACACGAAAAACTTTATTTTACTAGGTTAATGTAAAAATTAAAATTTAAACTAAAGCAAAAGTGTCCGTCAGATATCAACGAAAGGTGTCTACATAGTAATGAGTTGTTCATTGCACAGGATGACCGCAAGTCTGAATGTATTCTTACCAAAAACCTCTAATCTCGCAAGGATTAGTCGGGGAGGCATTCTCGAAGAGAGTTGAGTAATGAGAGAGTAGTTGATGTCTCAAGGAGTGGTTCACCTAAAAAACCGACACTGAGGAATACTTTTCAAAAGAAAGTGGATACGAAGGGAAACAATAATCCTTCCAAAGGTTCTCAATAACAGGTATAATCTCAGCCTTTTTTAAAGCCAAATATAGCAGGGGGGAGGTAAGGTATCTCATCGGTCTCATAAGCCGACCCAAACAGGTTCGATTCCCGTCCGTTGCTACAGTGACTCCAAACAAAAGTGTGAGGTGATAACAGTTACCCCTTTTGAGTGATGAGTATAAAAGAACCTCAAGAACATTCTGTTATATTTAGGTGGTTTATAGAATCTTGTGCACCCGTTTATATTTAAAACGAATAACCAGAGTAGCATTCTCCTGTAATGTCAAGAAAAGACAGTGAAGGTTAAGTTAAAAAAATAACAAGTAGATTGTTTTTTAAGTTGTGGACGTTATTATAACCACAGTCATTAAGTACTACTATAAAAAAAGTGAATGATGATATCCTATAACCGTGAATTCTAGAAACACTCAACGATAGAGAGTCTGTAGTTTGTATCACTAACAAACTCGGTAGGGGAAACCCTAGTACAAATCAAAGGGAAGTTTAAACTTTATTGTTTTTTCTTCCCTTTTTTTATTCCCCAATATATTTATTAATAAAATTAAAAATATGAAAAAAGTTATAAGATTAACTGAAGCGGATTTAACACGTATAGTTAAAAGAGTAATTGAGGAATCTAAATACGGTTCTTTTGATGATGAAGAATGGTATGACGAAAAGGACAGTTCTTTTAGTAAATCAGGATTTGATGATATGGAATTCGATGATGAAGAATTTGATGACTTTGATGATTTACAATCGAAACACGGGGAAGATACTAGATGGTTTGATAAAGGGGAAAGTGGTAAAAGAATATTTGATACGTATAAAGACAAACATAAAAGACCTTTCAAAGTAAGAACAAGAAGATAATAAATAAAAAAACCCCATCCTAAAAAGGTGGGGTTTGTTATTTGGTGGAGATAGAGGGAGTCGAACCCTCGTGTTGTACACCTTAAAGACTAAGGACTACACGCTTAGGATAACATTTTCTAATGTTCCAAAAATAGTAAGTTTGTTCTTCATCATCGTAAACTAACAACCAATGAATGACTCGATTTCGGGTTCAGTCATTTTTCCACCTTTGTAAAGACTTCTGTTCCTAGGTTATATGTCCATCGACCCGTTAGTGTCTTCCTAAGCTTAGGCAGCTACTGCAGCGTCTTCACGGATTAATCCGATAGTCGCCATTTTGTTTAAAACGTTGCCGTTTGTAATTTGATACCATAGATTTAAGTGATAGGAATCTTCTCACTGCGTGCCCCGAATAATTAACAATGCCAGTCAATTCCAAGTTATCCCCATAAATCAAAGAACTCATATTGTTTCTCTATACAAATATAGTGAAAAAACTGAAAAGTCCAAGTCCCGAGCATATTTATATTAAAAAACTTTATTAAATGGAGGAAAATGAACGTAAAATAGTGTTTGAGGATGACAACGTAATAGTTGTTGATGTCCAACAAGCTTCAGATATAGAATACTACGCACCTGACGATATTAAAGAGTCTTTAGTTAAAGATTGGGTCCAAAGATTTAGAGACGGTGATTTTTATATTATAGTGGATAAAAATTCCGTATGGGCAAGATATTATGTGTACAGAGATTTAGATGGTGATTTAACATATTATAATGATGATTTTGACGATGAGGGTTATTTAGATTTTATAGACAAATTAAAAAGTCAAAAATTAGATAGTGTTATTCCAATTATTAATGAGATTAAAGGTCACGGACGTGTTTATCAATCATTATTAGATATTAAAAATGGGAAGGTAACTGAATTCCCAAGATATTACGATTTTTCAGATATTGATGAAGATAACATAATAAGTAAAATAAAGATTGCCGAACGAAATCCGGGTAAATCATTAATCACTTTGACATTTGAAGATGAAGAAGAATTTCTAAAAATGTTTGACGATATTAGTGATGACGATATATGGTTTATTAAAGCGGTATTCAGTTATTATGATGGTTATGAGTTTATGGACTCTTATCGAGCGGAAGAGGATTGGGGTGAAGGTTATTTAATCCGTTATTTTGGTACTGAAAATATTGATAAAATTAGAGAGATATTGAAATACATTAACCCTAATTTACTTAATTTTGACCTTTCAAATGATGATGAATCTCAAGAGGTGTCAAAATTATTGTATGATTTATACCCTAATGAGATTGGTAGTATATGTAGTGACTACGCATCAAACCTAAATAGTGCGGCAAATGAAGAGGCAAAAAATGAAATAACAAATGATTTCTGTAATATATTATTACCATACTATATCATAAAAGTAGATTGTATGTCTAAGTATGTTACATCGGTTAATTTATTACTTAAATTATATGATGACGCATCAAGTACTGATTTAACTTTAATGGAGTTATTTAAAGAGTCATTTTATAATATAAAAGTCCCAAGTGGTTATTATGAACACTCTTATGAATACGGATATAATGGTTTTAATCAAACCGCATTTGATAATGATGTTAAATATGAATTAGATAAAATCTTTACACAGGTAACTGAAGATTATTCGGAAGATACTTTACAGATTTATCAAACAATTATTGCCAAGTTTGGGATTAATAAAAATCATCCAATTCCGGCATCTGAAGGTTATTCATTTAAAATTCTTAGAGTCGATACTGACGATGATACCGTAGTTATTAGAAAGTTCAAAACCACCGACCCTTGGGGTGCAAGTGAGGACCAATCATATACATTGGAAACCTTCAATGATTTCTTACACAACTATAAATTGATTGAATCCAACCGAATGAAAAAAGTCATTCGAGAACAATTGGAAAAGACTGAGAATAAAGAGGTTTTAAACTTCCTGAAGGTTCTTCCCCCAATTACAGAAAAGAAACCATTAGATTACCTTAAAGACGAAATTAATAACTATAATAGGACTACGGGTAAGAGTTTAGATTTGAGTGAAGTGTTAAAAGCAACAACAACACCAACGTTTCCATTTAAATTAGATTTATTTGGTGTTCAAATAGGTGACACTCAACAAATAATCAAAACATTAAGTTACAATATTAACCCTAAAATTACTTTCACATTAACAATCAACCCTATTTGGAAGAAAAATTTACCCGGAGTTAATATAAAATTTTAAAAAACATTTGACATTCCAAAACTTTCCGTACATTTACAATATGGAAAGAGACTATAATTTACTAAAAGAAGTTTTATCAGTACCAACTAAAACTTATAAAGAAGGACTAATGATTGAGTTCTTAGAGAAATGGTTGACTGATAATAACTTCGAGTATTACTTAGATGGTAAGAAAAACATCTATGTAACAAAACAAACCGATGAGGTTGAGTATTTCCCTTGTGTTGTTGCACATACTGACACCGTTCACAATATTGATACTATCAACGTTAAAGAAGAAACGTTACCTAACGAACAAGGTATTTTAAAACCGTCGTTAAAAGCGTATAACGATTCAGGTCAACCAACAGGAATTGGGGGTGATGATAAGTGTGGGGTTTTTGCGTGTTTGGAATTACTAAAAGAACTACCAAATTTAAAAGTCGCGTTCTTCGTATCTGAAGAAACGGGGTGTTATGGCTCAAGAGTCGCAGACCCTGAGTTTTTTGAAAATGTGGGGTACGCAATCCAATTTGATGCACCTGGCAATGTTATGGTTAGTGAGTATTGTATGGGGACTCAATTATTTGACCGTGAGAGTGATTTCTTTGTAAAGTGTGACCAAGCATTAACTGAAGGATTTGAAGGTCGTAACGATTACCAATCACACCCATACACGGATGTTTACGCATTAAAAAAGAAATTTAATTTCTCTTGTATTAATTTCGCTATCGGGTATTACAATTACCACACACGAAATGAATATGTGGTTGTTGAAGATGTTTATTCAGGAATTAAAACCGGTAAACAGATGATTGAATCGTTAGGTTACAATTATTATCCACTTATCCCTGTAAATAACATTATATTCGGATAATAAAAAAAGGGGTTATTCAGCCCCTTTTTTCTTTCTACCTCTTTTAGGTTTATCTTCTATTTTAGTTTCTTCAATCTTAATTTCTTTATCAACTACGATTAGGTTATATAACCCGTCTTCAACTAAAGAACCCTTTAATACTTCTTCTGAGATATAATCCTCAATCTTATCTTGGATTGCTCTTTTCAAAGGTCTAGCACCATATATTTCATCGTACCCAACTTCAGAGATTAAATCAATAACTGACTCATCAAATGTAAAGTTATATTTTAAACCTGTTAATCGTTTTTGTAATCTATCAACTTCCAAGTAAACAATTTTCTTAACATCTTCACGATTTAATGATTTAAATACAACAACCTCATCAATACGATTTAAGAACTCAGGTGCGAAAAACTTTTGAAGTTCTTTCTTCAACATATCTCGTTTTTGTTCTTCTTCAACATATGATTTAGCAACAGTCCCAAAACCAATTCCTGTTCCAAAGTCTTGTAATTTTCTAACCCCAATATTTGAAGTCATAATTATTACACAATTCTTGAAATTGATTTTTCTACCTAAACTATCTGTTAAGTGTCCATCATCCAATACTTGAAGTAATGTTGAGAAAATGTCTTTGTTCGCTTTCTCTACCTCATCAAATAAAATCACCGAGTAAGGTTTGTTTTTAACTTGTTCAGTTAATTGACCCCCTTCTTCGTGACCAACATATCCCGGAGGTGAACCGATTAATCTTGAGATATTATGTTTCTCTTGATATTCTGACATATCAATTCTAATTAACGCATCTTCAGTACCAAAAATCTGTTTAGCCAATTGTTTTGCTAAGTGAGTTTTACCTACACCTGTTGAACCAAGGAATATGAATGAACCAATTGGTTTATTCGGGTCCTTAATCCCTAAACGATTTCGTCTGATTGATTTAGCAATTTTAGACACCGCTTCAGGTTGACCAATAACTTTTTCATTTAAGTTACCTTCCATTTCACTCAATGATTTAGTTTCATCTGCATTTAATTTGGAAATTGGAATTTTTGTCATATTGGAAACAACATCATAAACAAGTTCAGGACTAATTTCTTTACGTTGTTTATTTAAATCTTCCTCAAATTTCTTTTTCTCGTTCTCCAATTTATTTAGGATACGTTTTTCTTTGTCTCTTAAATTTGCGGCCTCTTCATAGTCTTGACGTTTAACAACATCCAACTTTTCTTGTTTAATGTTAAGAGCATCTAATTTAAGTTTTTCAATCTCTTCAGGGATTTTAACTTCCACTTGACTACGAGCACCAACCTCATCAATAATGTCGAATGCTTTATCAGGGAATTCTCTATCTGTGATATACCTTTCAGCTAAATCAACACATAAAGTTAATACCTCATCAGAATAAACTACTTTGTGATAATTTTCGTATTTATCTTTTGCGTTTTTAAGGATTTGTAATGTCTCTTCTTTAGTTGCGGAATCAACAATTACCTTTTGGAAACGTCTTTCTAACGCACCATCCTTTTCGAAGTTTTTACGATATTCATCTAAGGTTGTCGCACCAACACATTGTATTTCCCCCCTTGCTAACGCAGGTTTGAAGATATTAGACGCATCCATAGAACCTGACGCATTACCCGCACCAACAATCGTATGGATTTCATCAATGAATACAATGATACTTGGGTTGTTTTGTAATTCCTCAATAATCACTTTCATTCTTTCTTCGAATTGTCCTCGGTATTTTGTTCCGGCAACAATCGAAGTCATATCTAACGACACAATTCGTTTATCCATTAAATTTCTCGGACATTCACCATTAAAAATTTTAATAGCTAATCCCTCAACTATTGCAGTTTTACCACAACCTGGCTCACCGATAACAATTGGGTTATTTTTCTTTCTTCTTGATAAAATTTGAGCAATACGAGTAATCTCCCTATCTCGTCCAATAACAGGGTCCAATTTACCTTCTTCTGCTAATTTAATCAAATCACGACTAAAATTATCTAATACAGGTGTTGTGGAACCACCGCTTGATTTACTTTTACCTTTACCATCGTTATCTACTGATTCAATCATATTCTTTTTTTTAATTAAGTATAACATAATTATATTTAAAATTCAATCAATATTTATATATTAAAAAGAAGAATGAAAAAAGTAATAAAATTGACTGAATCGGATTTAGCTCGAATAGTTAAACGAGTGATTAATGAAACTATGGATTCAAGTAAACCATCAAATGGGATTACATTATCAGGTGTGAATATATCGGTTAGCCAAGATAATCGAGGTCATTTAATTTTTAAGTCAGGACAACGAACTGAACAATTTAAGGTTACCGTTGATACATTGTTTTATGATGGACCTGTTGCGGTCACTAAAATATATAAAGACGGTGATAAAATTAAAATTATTGATAATACGGATAAATCGTTTTCAATTAAAAGTACCAACATTTTAGACTTAATAAAACAATTTAATTCTAATAAAAGAAAATTAACCGCATCTGATATGGGTGCAACAGTAAATCTAACAATCGCATAATATGGGAATTACAAAAGAATTTATTCAAGGAACTAAAATTATTTGTGAAGTAAAATCAAGTAACTTTAGAAAGGCAGAATACGATACCGAAAAAAAACATTTAATAATTGAATTTAATAATGGGTTGAGATATGAATATTTAGATGTTCCACATCAAACTTTCACACAAATGAGAATGTCAGAATCTCAAGGTAAGTTTTTCAAAACAAATATTGAAAAGAATTATAAATTTAAAAGATTGTAATATTTAGATTACTCAAGTATTTATTAGTATGAGTAATTTAGACGCTATTCTAAAAAGTTTTCATTTACAGGATGAACTTAACCCTAAAATTTGGGGTAAAAATTCTGCCATACCAACAATGAATCCTAAAGTCAGAACACGACTTTTAGAAATTGCTAATGATTTTATCGAATTTTTAGATGTTGATATTATCGTTAGTGATGTGATAATGACAGGTTCATTAGCGAATTATAATTGGTCCGAATTTTCAGATGTCGATATCCATATCTTAGTGGACTTTGACCAATTTTCAGACGAAGAAAAACCTTTGTATGAAGAATTATTTTATTTAAAAAAATCAGTGTATAACGATAAACATAATATCACTATCTTTGGTTATGATGTTGAATTATATGTTGAGGACGAATCGTCAGTTAAAGAAGTTAAGAGTATCGGAATATATTCAGTAATGAATGATGATTGGGTTACTAAACCCGATAAAGAATCAGTTGACATTAACTACGACAGAATTGCTGAAAAAGCTAAACAATGGATGAAATCTATAGATGGTGTTATTGATAATACCGAGGATGAGGAAATTGAATCAGCAAAAAACATCATTAAAAAATTCAACGATAAAATCCGTAAATACCGAGAAAGTGGTTTACGAAAAGGTGGTGAATATTCTGAAGAAAATTTAGTTTTTAAAATTTTAAGACGTAACGGATATCTCGAAAAAATTAGGGGACTTAAAGATAAGTTAGTTGATAAAAGACTTTCATTGAAAGAAAGAAGACAACAAATGATAAAAAAATAAACATTTTTATATCGTAATATATTTATATATAAAAAATAATATTAAAACAAAAACATAAAATGGGAAATTTAAGACCAATTGGTAGTGAAAAACTACAAGGTATGGATAAAATAAATCGTATAATGGAAATTGCCCGTTATAAAGAAACTAAACCAAACCCAATTAATGAAGATAAATCTACTGAGTTTTCTAAGAAATTCTCAGATGGTAAAACATATCGTATAGATAGAGAAAAAAATGGTTACGTAATTAAAAGAACTATTAATGAATCTACAGATACTTTCGATTATCTTGAGCCGATGAAAAATAGAAAATATTATTCATCATATTCACAAGCATTTAAACGTTTAAATCTTGTAGCTAAAGAAGTTAATATGAACGAAGGTTATGACCGTAACGTTTCATTGTTTACCGAAAGTCAACAAGATAAAGAATTAGAAGAAAAAAGATATTACCTAAACTTAGGTAAAAAAACTGAGGAGAAAGAACAAGCGGCTCCCGCGGCGGTAGCTCCCGCACCTGCACCCGCTCCCGCACCCGCTCCCGCACCAACAGAAGAACCATCCGCTGATTTAAGTGGTTTAGATGATATGGACTTAGGTGGTGATGTTGACACTGAAGAAGAAGGTGGTGATGAAGAAGAAAAAGTTACTTTAAAAGTTATCCAAAAATTAACGGGTAAATTAGCTCAAAAAATTAGAGCGTTTGGTGGTGATGATGAAAGTGAGGAATTATCTTCTAAAGATATGAAGTACGTTATCAATTCTGTATTATCGGCGTTAGATTTAGATAATATGGATGAAGAAGATAGAGAAGAAATTATGGACAAAATCGAAGGTGTTGAAGAAGACGAATTCGGTGGTTCTGACGAAGAAGGGATGGGTGACGAAGAAGGAATGAGTGACGAAGAAGGAATGAGTGATGAAGAAATGGCTGAAGGTTTTGATGACGAAACTATGAGACACCATTTTGATGACTTTGACCCTAAAAAATTCAAAAAATTCCCAAAACATTTAGACCATAGTAATTTAGACCAAGATTCTTGGTCAATGGATAAGTTCCGTAAAAAATTCGACAAAGATGAAGATGATTATGAAAATGATTACGAAGATTTGTATGAAGATGATGAAATCGACAGAGAAGATATAGACAACGCATTCGAAATTGATGAAAATGAAATTGACGCTCCTGAAAGAATCAAAACACCTGACAGAACTCGTGAGAGAGAAACTGAAAGAGAAATTGAACGTGAAAGACGTAGAAAAGATAGAGACGACCCATTCAGACCTGGTAAAAGACCACAAGAAAGACCGGCACCAAGAGCGGGATTAGATGGTCCTCGTAAACATAGAATTAATCATCCACATATCGACTCAGAAGATGCTTCACGTTTAGAAGATATGTTTGAAGGTATGTTTACAGAATCAAAAGTTGACGACGTATTGAAAAAGTATTTCAAACTTGACAATAAAGAAAAAAATGTTCTTAAAGAACAAAAAGATAACTCATCTAAAGTTAGAAAATCATCAGTGAATGTTGTTCAAGAAATGGTTTCAATGAAAGTGATGAAAAAATACCCAAATGCTAAATTCTTAGGAAGAACAAAAAATAACAATTTAGTATTTGAACATAAAAACAAACAATTCCGTATCACACCAAAAGGTGGTATTCTATGAGTTATTTAATTTATGTTAATGAATTAGGTCCAAACTACAAAGGAGATAATATCTATGAGTTTATTTTCTCCGATGGTTTGGAAGAAATTTGGGGTGATAGTTGGGAATCCGCTCCTGCGAACGGATACCCTTCTCCTCCCGATTTAGAGTTTATACAAAAAGTAGGAACTTTAAAAAGTGATTTTATATCACTAGCCGTAGTTCAAAAGTCAGACTATTTTTCAATGTCAGATTGTATGGACGGAATTATCGCATTATCTTGGGAAGATGAAAGAAGTGATATTGATTTTAATACTCACAAAAAACTTGTCTTCAGATTTGGTGAAACTGAACAATCAGTTAAAGATAAATTATACGAAAGAGATATCGTATTAGAATTTGAAAAAAAAGTGGTCTATGAAAATTAATGACAAAATACTACAATTAGTTAAGAATGGTTTTAAAGCCACTATGTTAACTACACTATCTGAATCACAGATTAATAATTTACATACCCGTTTGGTAGAATCTAAAGTTAATGAACAAGTTACTCAAATACCAGGGAAACCCCAATTTAAGGTAGGACCTGATGGTGGTAATCTTCCCGCAAACGCAAAAGGTTATGATATCAAACAAAATTCCGATAAAACGGTGACGGCAATTCCGATGGGTGAGAATGAAGAAATTGATGAAAAATTTGAGTCTAAAAAACAACAAAAATATTTCTTTTCAAAATGTGGTGAGGGTAAAACAAAAGAACAAAAAAAATGGTGTAAAATGGCGGATGAATTCGCAAAAAAGACTAACTTTGATAAGTTACCTGAAAAGAAAACTGAAACAAATGAAGATGATGGAACACCTGTTTACCAAAAAACTGCACAAAATTTATACGCAAAAACATTAAACAATGTTGCTAAAAGTACAGTACCCGGATTTACATTACCAACAAATGAATCAGAATTAGAAAAGAAAATTACACGATTAGTTGAGAAACATATTTCACCTAAAATGAGTAAACAAGATTTTATTAATACAATTAAAAATGTAATGGTTGAATCACCGAAAAAATTTCCGGTAGTAAAAAGAAATATGAAACCGATTGTTAGTCTTGAAGAGAATGAATTACCTGATTGGTTAACATCAAAATCAATAGGAATATAATATTAACAAACAAAACCTATAATAATGAGTTTAAACCCTAATATGGAAGATGTTAAAGTAGTTAAAAACTATTTAGACGACAAATTAATTAATGAAGGTCTAACTAAACGTGAAAAAACGTTATTGGACAACATTAAATCACAATTGAATGAAGCCCCAATTGATTATTCAAATGTTGGGGGGTCAAGAATGGAACGTGGAACTCAATCAAAGATTGAAGATAAATCAACACCATTCCACGAAATGGGATTGTCGGATGATTTAATTGACATATTATCTTCAGAATCATTCCAACATTCAGTTGAGAAAGTTAAAGAGGCGTTAGGTGATAATTCACAAATGGTGGAAGGTGACCCAAATAGTGTGTTTAGAAACTTAATGGGTACTGCGATGAGTTCATTAAATACAATTTCAAGATTCCAAGGTAGAAACAGTGAAGCTATCGAAAAAATGGCGGAGAAATTAGTTACAGAACATTTTAATTTAGACAAACCCCCATATAGTAAACGTTTGAAATTACAAGCACAATTAATTTCAGCACCAATGACTTCAGCACGAGGAATGAGAAGTCAACCTGAAAAGTTCAGTGATGCTCAAGTTGTTGACGCATTTAAAAATGCTGAAAAACATCAAAAAGACTTAGAAGAGTTTGCTGCCGATTTCGAAGATTTTGATTGGGAAAAAGGTAAAGAAATTTTTGACAAAAGAATGGAGGCCGATGCACTTCAAACATTCAAAGATGAAAAGACTAAAAGACGTATTATGAATACATTTGTACAGGGAGCAGCATTTAATGTTGGTCATTTGTATAAAGAATTGAGTGATAAGATTAACGATATCAATCCTGAGTTGATGACGGCATACAATGTGTCTCAAGCAACTATGGAACATTTATATTGGATTTATCCTAATATGGAAAGTTCAGCATCATCAGGTATGGGACAATTAGGTCAGGTCGAAATAGTTGAACCTGAAACCGATAACGGACCTTACATCATCAGTGCAAAAGCGATGACATTACCATTATTAGTTCACGAATTAGTAAAAGGTGTGTTTGACTTTATGGCTTGGGATAGTTTACCTGAAGATGAAAAACAATCAAAAATGGTAGCGGGTAGTGAAGACACTTTACCGGGGGAAATTTGGGATTCACGTTTAGGTTTAATCTTTTGGAAAAAACTACAACAAGCAATGCCGAATGAAATATTTGCGGACGACCAAAGAATTATCCAATTATATTTATTCCACAAACTTGGTAGGTTATCAGCAAAAGAATTAAAATCATTTACAGAAGGATTGTTACAAAATAACCCATCTGCAATGAAAGCGATAGACCGTATGGTTAGTGAGGTTAGAGTTCAAATTCAAAATAGTCACGATGATGACGATGATTATGAAGATGAAGAACCACCGGTACAAAGTAACGATGACGACGAAGATATGAGTGATTTCGACGATTTAGATATGGATGATTGGGATTAAAACCAATTAAAAAATATAGTTAAACCCCCATTAAGTGATTAATTGGGGGTTTTTTGATATTTATATGTTAAATCATCTATATGAGTTTAACAAAAGACCAAGTATTATTGGAATATGTCAAATGTATGAAAGACACGTCTTACGCATTAAAAACGTATCTACAGACATATGACAACACAGTTTCAAAATACGTTCCATTAGAGTTATTCCCTGACCAAATTACGTTACTACAGGATTATGAAGACTACAATGAGAATATCGCATTAAAATATCGTCAGGCAGGTGTATCGACAGTTACCGCCGCTTGGATATCAAAAAAATTAGCATTCGCAAGAAAAGAAAAACCTGAAAAAATTCTAATCATCGCCAACAAACTTGATACGTCAATTGAAATGGCTAACAAAGTTAGAATGTTCACAACACAATGGCCAAGTTGGGTAAACATAGGTATTGACCCTAACAAAAAATCAACAAAACATTGGAAATTAAATAATGGTTGTGAAGTTAAAGCCGTTGCAACATCAAAGGATGCTTTACGTGGATTTACCCCTACGATATTAGTATTTGATGAGGCCGCGTTTATCGAAGCCGATAGTGACTTCTGGTCAGCGTGTATGGCGTCCCTATCAACAGGGGGTAAAGTAATTGTGGTTTCAACACCTAATGGTAATGACCCAATTTATTATGAGATTTATGACCAAGCATTACGTGGAATGAATGATTTCAAAATTACGGAAATGTATTGGTATCGGGACCCTCGTTATACTAAAGATTTATTCTTTGTTAAAACTGAAGACGCAATTCATTACTTATTACATAAAGAAGAATATGACCCAACAAAAATAATTAGTTGGTCCGAAAAATCATTTGATGAAAGAAACTTTGAGGAAGCCAAAGAATTAATTAATAATGGTTACAAACCTTGTTCCGATTGGTTTGAAAAAATGGTTAAGAAACTTAAATACGATAAACGTAAAGTTTCCCAAGAGTTAGAGTGTAACTTCCTTGGTTCGGGGGATAATGTATTCGATTCTCGATTAATGCAAAAAATCCGTGAAAATTATTTATTGGAACCTCAAAACAGAATGTTAGGTAATCAATTGTGGATTTGGAAAGAACCTGTTGTTGGTCACAAATATATAATGGGTGTCGATGTCAGTCGTGGGGATAGTGAGGATTTTAGTTCATTTCAAATTGTTGATTTTGACACTCGTGAACAAGTTGCCGAATTCGTAGGTAAATTACCCCCCGATACTATGGCCGAGATTTGTTATAAATGGGCTAATATGTATTCAGCATATATCGTAGTCGATATCACGGGTGGGATGGGTGTTTCCACATCACGTAAACTACAAGAGTTAGGTTATAAGGACCTATATGTTGATGGTGAAGATATGAATAATAGTTGGAAGTATAATCCTAAATCCGCAGAAAAGATACCGGGAATTAACTTTAACAATAAACGTGTTCAGATTATTGCGTCATATGAAGAGGCAATGAGACACGATTTCCGAATTTATAGTCATCGTTTATATAATGAAATGGATACGTTTATTTACATTAATGGTAGACCTGACCACCAGAAAGGAAGACACGACGATTTACTTATGTCGATTGCAATGGCGACATATGTGGGGGAAACTTCATTTAGTAAATTAACTAAAGTGACTGAACAAGCAAAAGCAATGATTGAGTCTTGGTCGGTTAATGATAATAATTCTGTTAGAGATAACATATCATTCAATCCCGTAGTTCCAAATATGATGGATAGAATGAACAATAATAACGCCGTGTCATCACAAGATTACCAAACTTATGGTTGGTTATTTGGGACAGGTAGAAGATAATGAAAATACAAAGTATTTAATTATGGATAAATACAATTAAATTACCTATATGGAAAACAATAATCAAAATTTGACAGTTTGGCAACGATTGTCCCAAGCATTTGGGCCTAACTCGTTGTTAAATCAAGATTACCCAACATATAAGTTCGACAAAAAAGAATTGTTAAAAACAACTTCTAAAGCCGATTATGAGAGGGAAAAGTTACAAGCACAACAAACGGTTTATTTAGGTCACCAATGGTCTAAAATCGAAACAAACTTATACTCACAAGCAATCTATTATGAACCAACACGTTTGGCGTCATTCTATGATTATGAATCTATGGAATACACACCTGAAATTTCCGCAGCGTTAGACATTTATGGGGAAGAATCAACAACAGTTGACCAAAACGGTTATATGTTACAAATCTACTCAGAGTCAAAACGTATTAAATCAATTTTAACGGATTTATTCAACAATATCTTAGACATTAATACCAACTTACCAATGTGGGTTAGAAACACCTGTAAATACGGGGATAACTTTGTTTATTTGAAGTTAGATGCTGAGAAAGGAATCGTTGGTTGTATGCAATTACCAAATATCGAAATTGAACGTTTAGAACGTGGTATGGCAGCAAGAACTCAGAATGTTGAAGAACCGGCTGAAAGTAAAGGTCTAAGATTTAAATGGAAGGTTAAGGATATGGAGTTTAACTCTTGGGAAATCGCTCACTTCCGTTTATTGGGGGATGATAGAAAACTTCCATATGGTACATCAATGTTAGAGAAAGCAAGACGTATTTGGAAACAATTATTATTGTCTGAGGATGCTATGTTAATTTATAGAACATCAAGAGCCCCTGAAAGACGTGTTTTTAAAGTATTCGTTGGTAATATGGATGATAAGGATGTTGAACCATACGTACAACGTGTCGCTAACAAATTTAAACGTGACCAAATTGTTGATAGTAAAACAGGTAACGTTGATATGAGATATAATCAAATGGCAGTAGACCAAGATTATTTTATCCCTGTTCGTGACCCAGCAGCACCAAGTCCAATTGAAACATTACCGGGAGCACAAAACTTAGGTGAGATTGCCGATATCGAATATATCCAAAAGAAATTATTAACGGCATTACGTGTTCCAAAAGCATTCTTAGGATTTGAGGAACCTGTTGGTGAAGGTAAAAACTTGTCATTAATGGATATTCGTTTCGCAAGAACAATAAATAGAATACAAAAATGTATGATTGCGGAAATGAATAAAATCGCGGTTATCCATTTATTTTTATTAGGATTTGAAGACGAATTATCCAACTTTACTTTAGGATTAGCGAATCCATCAACACAAGCCGACTTATTAAAAGTTGAGGCGTGGAAAGAAAAAATTACATTATACAAAGATGCCGTTGCGGCAATTGAAGGTATCGCACCTGTATCAGTATCTTGGGCTAAAAAACATATCCTTGGATTCTCTGATGATGAAATTAAATTAGACTTACAACAACAACGTGTTGAAAAAGCGGTTGGGGCTGAATTAACAAATACCGCAACATTAATCACACATACAGGTATCTTTGATAATATTGATAAATTATACGGAACTAAAAACACTTCAGGAGCGACTCAAACCGCAGCCGCAGGTGCTACACCACCACCACCACCTCCAGGAGGAGGGGGAGGAATGCCCGATTTAGGTGGCGGAGGAGGTGAACCATCAGCACCACCACCCCCAGGTCCTGAACCGGGAGGTGAAGCAGGTGTTACCCCTGAATCATATGAAAGACGAGATAATTTAAAAATATTAGTGGAAAATGAAGATTTATTAAACGAAGAAACGTTCATTGATTTATCTAAAGCGAGAAATTCTTTAGGTGATATGGAAAGTCAACTGAACAAACTTCTAAGAGATTGATATTTATATTAAAAACGAAAAAATGAAATTTGGAATATTAAAATCGAAAATTGAAAACGTATTACTTGAGTCTTATAAAAACGGGACATTTAAAGAAGAATTAAAAAACTTCGATAAATACGTATTAAAGAACAAAAACGTTAGTAAATTATTTTATTTATATGATGACTTATCATCTAATAAAGGACTAAACGAATCCGTTGTTGACGATTACATTAATGAGTCAATTAAATTGTTTGAGAACACTATTAATAAAATTGACCCGTCTGAAATGAAGAAATTATCATTATGGGTTAAAAATAGTAAATCAAATAATCAATATGAAACAATTGATTCATTATTTAGTACAGGTGTATTAACGATTGAAAGTAGAATTAAAAGTAAAAAACTTATTTCTGAATCTTTATCTAAATTCCCTGTAAAACAGAAAGACGTGGTAAATGTCCCAATAAGTTCTATGATTTCTATGGCGAACAAAACTATCTCAAAACATATTGAGGGGTTAAATGAATCTGAAAAGAAAGAATTTAATCAATTACTATCGGTTGACGATACTGAGTTAGAACCAAAGTATTCTACAATTAAAGAAAGTGTGGTTGAAAGATTAAACACTATGTATAATCAAAATCACGACAACTCAACTAGAAACGCAATCAATGAAACAATTGAAAAACTTTCAACTGAGAAATATGATAAATTAAATTATTACAAACTTAAAAGTTTATACGAAAATCTTTAATCTTTGTTTGATTTATACATTTTTTGAACGTACTTAGCTTTGTTAAGTACGTTTCTTTTTTTAACCGAAGTTTTAACGAACTCTTTTCTATTTACCAACTCGGACATTTGTCTCGTCTTAATAATCTTACTTTTGTATTGTTTTAACGCCCTTTCGATGTTTTTATCTTTTCCTACTTTTACTATTAGCATATTAATTTTTTGTTAAATTATGAGGTTTTTGACTCTTATTGTAAATATACTTACATTTAATAAAAATAAACGTTATACAATATGAAAAATAATGAAAAAAGGGAAAACCTCAAAAATCCAAGGTTTTAAAACTGCGAAAGTTTTATACGGAACAGTTGATTCATTGAATTTAAAATCACTATACCTAAACATACAAACTTGGGTCGAACCTAAAAAAGACGTTGATAATTGGTCACGAGTTGTACTTAACTTAAGCAGAGCGATTAAACATTCAGTTTACGAAAAAACTAAAAACACAATATTTGATGATAAATTTATCGTCGACTTAGATTTAAGGTCAAGTGGTTTAAATCTAAATAAAAAATCGTTTATGAATCTTGAGATTAATTTTTACATTAACGATACCACATTAAATTTTAAAGATAGAATGGTTAAAGATACTCTAAAAGATATTACTTCACAAATATTTTTAGATAATTTTAAAACAAACCCCCATTTTAAATTTTACTTATCCAAAAACATTAAAACACCCAAAGAAACGATACAAACCGAAGATGTTTAATATTTATTATTAAAACATCAAGATGAGTTTAAAAATTTTAAACCCTAATGAAACAGGTAGGGGAATATTAATAGAATATGATGCGGGATTTATTTCCCCAAAGACTGAGAGTAATTCTTACATTATGGAATCTAAAAGTTTTTTAGACCATTCTAAACCATTCGAATTTTACGCAGTTTTACAAAAATACAATACACCAAACAGAAATGGTAGAGTTTATCCTGAACGTATTTTAAAACGTGAAGCGGATAACTACAAAAAAATGATTGATAAAGGGGTGGCACTTTCAGAGTTAAACCACCCTGAATCTTCTTTAATTGATTTGGACCGTGTTTCACATATGATTACAGAAGTATGGTGGGAAGGTAATGTATTAATGGGTAAATTAAAATTACTTACAAGCCCAGGATTTCACGAGAGAGGTATTGTATCAACTAAAGGTGATATGGCGGCTAACTACCTAAGACAAGGTGTTACTTTAGGTATTTCATCAAGAGGGGTTGGTTCACTTAAAAAAGTCGGAGAACAAAATGAAGTTCAAGATGATTTCGAATTAATTTGTTTTGACTTAGTATCATCACCGTCAACACCGGGGGCTTATTTATTCTTAGACCCTAACGATAGAATGAAGTTTGATGAAAACATCGAAGAAGAAAATCAATCAAGAAAAGAAAAAGAATTAGAAGGAGGTAATAAATCGCTTGACTTAATGAAGAAATTGAACGATTATTTGGGAAACAGATAAAAACAATTAATTTATGGAACAAGGAGAAAAATATTTCGTAGCTAAAATTTGCTCTGATTTGTTAGATGCAGAATCAGGAAAAGTTAAAAAACTAAGAGAAGAAAAATTAGTAAAAGGTTATAGTCCGACTGACGTTGAGGCGAAAGTTACCAAAGTATATGAGAATTATACAATGGATTGGAGGATAACAGGTATTGTTGAAAGCAAAATAGATGAAGTGATAGAAGATTAATTTTAAAATTCAATAATGTAAAAGGAGGGATTATATCTCTCCTTTTTTTTATGCCTAAAAATTTTTTTATTAAAAATTTAACAAGATATTAAAAATATTTGACACAGTAAATCCCAAAATTAAGTTTTTTTTAAAAATGGTAATATTTATTAAGAAATAAAACAAACATTTTTAAATGGCAAAAGAAAACTCTTTAGTAGAAGACGCATTTATCCAAATGAAAAACTTGGAAGAAGCCGTCGCAGAAAACGCAAAAGGAATACTTGCTTCAACAATGAAAGCAGAAATCAAAGAATTGGTAAAAGAGTCTCTATTCGAACAAGAAGATGAGATTGAAGACACAGATGTTGAAATGGATGTAGAAGATGATGTGGAAGACACAGATTTAGACGCAGATATGGATATTGATAATCTTGACATTGATTCTCAAGGAGAAGAGGACTTTGATATGGAAATGGACGATGAAGAACCGATTGATTTAACTGGCGATGATGTTAGTGATGAAGAAGTTTTAAGAGTTTTCCAATTAATGGGTCCTGAAGACGAGGTAATCGTTAAAAAAGATAACGAGGGGAATATCAGTTTAAAAGATAATTCAACAAACAAAGAATATATGATAGTACAAGAATCAGATGAGGAAATGGAAAATGAAGAAATGTTTGAATGGGATGATTTAGAAGAACAAGATGAAATGAATTTGGACTCTCTTGAAGAAGAAGATGAAATGAATTTTGACGAGGAAGACGATGTTGACTCGATTGTTGAAAGATTGTTTAATGAACAAGACGATATGTCAGGTCTTGACGAATTCGAAGATGTTGATGATTTAGAAGAAGACGATAACGTTATGTACGAAATCGAAATGGATGAAGAAGACGTTGAAGAAGAAGATGAAGAACCTGTAATGGAATCTAAAAACTCTATCAAACCAAAAGGTGTTGGTATGGGTAAACCAAAATTCAACTATGATTCTAAACCAAATCAAGGTAAAGGTTTCGCAACAAAAAGAAAAGAAGGTCCTAAGTCAGTAGGTACAGGTAACGCTAAAAAAGGTTTCTCTTATAAAGATGGTGAAAATTTAGATGGTGAATTTAAAGTTAAACCTAAAAAAGTAGAAGCTAAAGAAGCTGCAAGAACTAAAGCTAATGGGTCTAATTTCAGAAAAGGTGGTTTACCAAAACCAAGAGCACATTCTTCATTTAATACCGCTATCAAAGAAAGTGAAAATAGAAAAGAATTACAAATTCTTAGAGAGAAAAACGAAGAATACAGAAAAGCACTTAATGTATTTAGAAATAAACTTAATGAAGTTGCAGTATTCAATTCAAACTTAGCTTACGCTACTCGTTTGTTCACTGAACATACAACAACTAAACAAGAGAAAATAAATATTTTAAGACGTTTTGATTCTGTAGAAACAATTAAAGAATCTAAGAATTTATTCCAATCTCTTAAAGAAGAGTTATCAGGAAATAATTCAAAACCAATCAACGAATCAATCGAAAGAACAATTGACAAATCACCTTCTACAGGGTCAGCGGTTAATTTGATTGAATCAAAAACGTATGAAAATCCACAATTCCTTAGAATGAAAGATTTGATGACGAAAATAAAATAAAAATAAACTAAAAACAAATAAAAAACAAAAACTAAAAATGGGAGCATTATTAGAATCAGGTCTTGTAGGTAACATCGGGTTAAAACACCTTAAAGTTATCAAAGAAGATACAATCAACAAATGGGACAAATTAGGTTTCTTAGAAGACTTATCAGGTCACTTAAAAGAAAACGTAGCTCAATTATATGAGAATCAAGCGTCTTTCTTAATTAACGAGGCAACTTCAGAAGGTTCAAACGGAGCGTTTGAAACTGTAGTTTTCCCTATCGTTAGACGTGTATTCTCTAAATTATTAGCGAATGATATCGTTTCTGTACAAGCAATGAACTTACCAATCGGTAAATTGTTCTACTTCGTACCTAAAATTCAAGGTTACAACAATGGTAACGAACACTTTAAACCATTTGGAGCTCCGGACGGACCTGCATCAGTAGGTGCTGGATATGGTGATGGTTCTACTTATGGTAACAAAAATCTTTATGATTTATTTTATGAAGGTGCTGAACCAGGATTGGACCCAGCAGGTTTGTTCGATTACTCAAAAGGTTCTTTTGAAGTAATTACTGCAGACACAAGAGTTCAAATTTGGTCAGGTTCTGAATTAGTTGACCAAACTGACCAATTAGATGGTGAAACTGTAAGAAAAGTAATTATCAAATTATCAGGTTTTGCTGAAACAGGAGCGGGTAAATTAATCGGACCTAACGGTAACGAAATGGATACTGAAGAATTTTTATCTGACTTAATCATCACTAAAGGTGCTGGTTTATCAATCGACGTTGATTCAGCTTGTGCGGTTGCCGCTAACACACCATTATTATTTAGAGTTGTTACACAACAATATGGTAAAGGTATCGTTCAATATGGTAACACAGTTAATACAACATTCGCAACTACAGGAAATGGTGGTTCATTCAAAAATATTTGTGACGCAAATGGTTTCATCTATTTAGAAGTGGATTTATCTTGTCCAGCTTGTGTTGGTTGTGGTGCTGACACATTAGATGGTTACACAGGAACAACTATCGTTTCTGCAGACACTACTGACTCTTTCGTAGCAGTATTTAAACGTTACGAAGAATTAGAATTCGAAGACAGAATTGGTGAGGTATCTTTTGACTTAGAGTCAGTTACAGTATCAGTTACTGAAAGAAAATTAAGAGCACAATGGTCACCTGAGTTAGCTCAAGACGTTGCGGCTTTCCATAACATCGACGCTGAGGCTGAGTTAACTGCATTGTTATCTGAACAAGTTGCGGCTGAGATTGACCGTGAAATTTTACGTGACTTACGTAAAGGAGCGGCTTGGAATTTACGTTGGGATTACAACGGATGGAGAAGAATCCAACAAACAACATCTTATACTCAAAAAGATTGGAATCAAACGTTGATTACGGCTATTAACCAATTATCAGCACAAATTCACAAATCTACATTGAGAGGTGGAGCTAACTGGATTGTTGTTTCTTCTGAAGTTTCAGCTATCTTTGACGATTTAGAATACTTCCACGTATCTAACGCGTCTCCTGAGCAAGACCAATACAATATGGGTATTGAAAGAGTTGGTACATTAGCAGGTCGTTACCAAGTTTACCGTGACCCTTACTTCCCATCAAACACAGTATTGATTGGACACAAAGGAACATCATTGTTAGACACAGGTTACATCTACGCACCATACGTACCGTTACAATTAACTCCAACAATGTATAACCCATTCAACTTTACACCTATCAAAGGTATAATGACGAGATACGCTAAGAAAATGGTTAATAACCGTTTCTACGCGAGAATCACAGTTGATGGTGTTCGTACATTCGACTTGAAAGAATTGAGATAATCAATTATTTCTTAATACTAAAAGGGACTTCACAGTCCCTTTTTTTATTTAAACGATATTTATTATTAAACAAAATTTATATGAAAAAATTATTTGAAATAGATAGCGATGAAATTAAAAGAATTTTATCACTACACGAAAATTCAACGAAAAAACAATATTTAAATCTTATTAACGAAATTGGTGCCGGTGGTGAAGGTGATTCGACTTTTGACCCAGCACAATATGACTATTCAACAGTGGTTACACCACCCACAACGACAAAACAATTTAATGGGTTGAATTATACTTTACAAAATGACCAAACATTTATTGGTGCAGTTGGTGGTAAAAAAATAAACGTCCCCGCACAAACAATAGTAACTGTTGACCAAACTAATAAAAAATTAAATATTGGTAAGTATTTTAAGTTTGGATGTCAACCAATCACGGTTAGTCAAACACCATTTTATTATACAAGTTATGATGGTAAAAGAAGTTACGGGAATCAAGGTAGTGCATTAACTAATATTTTACGTAAACGATATTGTAAAGGAACTGAATTAAAAAGTAATGAGGAAATTTTAGGTAAAAAGAAAACTGTACAAGAAAAACCAAAAGTTGGGGGCTCTCCAAAAGTTGGTGGACAAGTAACGTTAAACCCTCAACAAATAACGGACACAATTAAACAAGTACAACAATCAGTCGGAATTCAAAACCCAACAGGTCAAATAACCGACAGTGATGTTGACGCATTAATCGCTAAATTATCTGAAAACTAAAAAAATATAATATGAAAAATAGATTCACAATCACGGAAAGTGAAAAAGAAAGAATATTAGGTTTACACGAACAAGCCAACCCATTAGCACAAGGTAACGCGTTAACCAATTCAACATTAAATACAGGTGGTGGGATTAAAACTAACACAACAATCCCTAAAATTGTTTCATCCGCAACTCCTGAACAAAAAAAATTAATTGACGCGGCAAATAGTTGGGTAGAAACTAATAAAGCCACAATACCAAAGACTGTTGCGGAAATTAGTAAATTTTTAGCGGATAAAGTAACCGCAAAACAACTAACACCTGAAGCGTTACCATATGTTAAGGCGGCATTACAATCAAACTCTAACGGGGCGTTAGTTTTTCCTAATGAAGAAACAGGTGGTCAACCCGCGGCAACACCCGCAGCAGGTGCGGCACAACCAATTAACCCACAAGTTAAAAGTGCTAAAATTGAGGCATTACAGACATTGTTAAATACCAAATATAATGCAGGTTTAACTGTTGATGGTAAGGTTGGTCCTAAAACTATTATCGCATTACAAAATGCAATAAAAACTAAAGTGGCTAAAACGGTTACAACACCAAGTGGTGAAGTAAAAACCGATGGTACAACTCCCGCAGCAACCACACAAGGTGGTGAGGTAAAAACTAACGTAACTGCATCCGTTGACCCATCAAACGCGGGTGGATTATTTAAGTCATAATCTTAATTAGTTTCGGTTTTATCTTCTGATGGTCTATGAACTAATCTAATTGATTTAGATATAATTTCACATTCCCCAAGAGAATAGATACCATTTTGATAAGCAAATTTTACCGCCTGTGTTAAATAATACAAGGCGGTTTTTTCATCCATAGTGGTTAACATTATTTCTAAATGGTCCTCACTTAATAATGGGATGGTGTTAAATAAATTTCCGTATAATTCTTGTTCTTCCATAATAATTGATATTTATAAAGTATAGTAATGAAAAATCAAAAAATCCATATTGTCCCATTAAAAGAAGCCGATACAATATCAAGTGCCGGCGAATATACAGGACCGATAGAACTTGGAATGAAGAAATGGGATTCAAATCATTTAGGACCTTTTACAGAATTTGTTGATAGTGAAGTAAATCATAAAGAAGTAAAAAGTACAACAAAAAATAATGTTAAGAGAGTTGTTGGTGTTTGGGAAAAAAATAAAGAGGGTTCTTATGATGTTGATACTCATAACGTTCACACAACAAAAGAAAACAAATCTAAAAAGAAAATTGTTAGATTATCCGAAAGAGAGTTAATCAGAATAATTAAAGAAATAATTAATGAACAATTAAAATAAAAAAACCCCCAATTATTACTTGGGGGTTTTTTGTTAGTCTTCTAATTTCTCAGAGACTTTCGATAATATGGTGGATAAGGAACAAACAATTTGTGACATCATTTCATTCTCAAATTCCTCTCTAATTGATTCTGTTTTATTATCATACATTAAAACCAACCTATCCCAATCTCTTTGAGGTAAAATCACATCATAATGGTAAACGTGATTTGTGATTGTAACTTTTTTGTCGTCAAGGATTATGAATATCTTTAACGATTCATTTTTAATGTATCGTTTTCCTGACAATGGGGCGATTAGAAACTTCGAGTCGGAGTGTTTTATCAGTTTATAACATATAGTCTTGCAAATCCTCTCATTTTGACTTAAAATTTGAGTTTGCTTACTTGTGTTGTATCTAATCATCAATAGATACTTGGCGTACAATCTTTTACCGAGTTGTTTAAAAAATGTTTTCATCGTCTAATTTGTTTCTACAAAGATAGATAAAATTCTCTATTAAACAAAAAAGGGGGTTAATAAACCCCCCTAATTTTTATGTTAATTTTAATCTTTATGAGTAAAGACCATTCTGGCCACCAAGTTGTACCATATTAAGTTGTGTTACAGTTCCACCTGATAAATCACTAAACACCGGATGAGGTGGTGTTATTGATTGAGTATTACCACTACAATCAAGTACACAAATTATTGTTTCAGTATTTGCACTTACATTTCCCATTTTTCTTTTTTTTATTTAATTATTTGTTTATTCTAAATATTTGACATTAACCACTTGAAATTTGATTTGTCGTTTATAGGTATTAATCTCACCACTACTAGCAACTTTAATATCCACATAATATTCATTAGGTATCTTATCTCTCGTATCAAACATAAAATAGTATTCATTTGGTGTACGATTAATTTTAGTCCAATCTTGAACTTCAACCTCAGTTTGACCTTCCCTAACATAAATTCGATAATACGCATCGACTTTCAGTAATAATTTTTGGGTTGAGAATGCTTGTTTAATTATTACCCCCACTTTACGAATGTCAGTGTTATATATTTTTTCATCTTGTTTTAACCCGTAGAAATCAAAACCATATAATTTAGGGTCCGCAGATGTCGTTGACCCAATTTGGATTGAATTTTTAATTGGTTGTAATGTGAAGTCATTTGTAATATCAGGAAGAGCAAATCCGTTAAGTTTAATGTTCGACCATTTATCTGAAAATGTACAAGGTGTTTTATAACCAATAAGTGGTGGTATTAAAATTTCGTAAACCCCTTTAGTTCTTTGACAACTTGTCAAATTAGTTAACCCAGGTATAGAAACACCTGACGAATCAATAAGAGTAACATTTGGGTTAAAGTCCAAATTAATTGGTACTCCATTATCGTATAGGTATAAGTATAATTTATTAGTTTTACCCAACGTGAATAAATTTCTATCATCTTCGATTAAATCATTATATGATGTTTCTAAGAATGGTTCGTAAAATGTTTGGGTATGACGAGTAAAAAATTGGACCTCAAAATTATCAGTTAACCCTGTTAAGTTTTCAACTTGAGGTTTAAAAGCAATCCCCCAACCAGTTACATTAGTTAATGAACCTTCTAAGATAGCGTTTATCTCATTAGTCATATCAAAACTAATGTTCTCATCACCAAACTGAAAATGTTGGGTATCTACGATAGTTAAATCATTATAATTAACTAAACCTGCGTTGTTGTTGTTATAAATCCCCGGCTGAACCCAAGTATCAATAGTTGTTGTTTGATACCAATTAGATGGTCTAACTGAATAATTTTTGTCGTTTTTTACTTCATAAATTAAATCGGCGAAATCATAACCAACACCTTCATCCCATAATTGTTCATTAGGTATTCTGAATAAAAATAAATCAAACGATGTTGCTCTTTGCCTACTTTGGGACGTATCGGTATTTAAGTAATCACTAAAACTTGAGGTATTAATCATCCTTAAAGTATGTTTAACCTCATCCCCACAACTTGTGGAAATTGTACCTTCAAGTACCTTTTGTGTTAATAACTCTAAATCTAAATCGAATATAAAACGACTATAACCATTAGGATATTGTGTGTTAATAACTGACCCATAAAATAGTTCCATCACAGGATTTCGCCCTGTGTTAGTGGTACTATTTGAAATTATGGTATTATTTTTGCTAAAATATGAATTATTTATCGACATTTAATGTTTTACATATAAATATCAATTCAATCTAATATTTTCATTAAGAATTGTATTTTCTGCATCTGCCAATAAAGAATTAATCTCAACCAACGATTGTCCACTACCTGAAGCAATTGGGACAGGTGGGATTGTTGAGATTGCGTGTACGTGACCTCCCAAGAAATCAACTATCTTTCTCATCAATTCAATCAACTTATCACCCCTAACCATAGGATATGTTTTGGCTTGAATACTATCTTTACTTCCGGCTTTACCAAACCCACCAACAAACATATCTTGGGGAATACCATATAATGTATCGGCTAATGAAATTTTACCATTAGGGCCTTCAGAATCGTGAGAAATTAGATATAATTTTTGAGCACCTAAAGTAGCGTATGTGACAGGTTCATTCGGTCTAAAGATAAAATTATTAACTTCTTCAATAATTGGTTTAAGAGGTGAACCGATTTTAAAATTACCATTTTCATTATCCCAAACTAAAAAGAAACCTCTTTTAACACTAGCCGAACCTGTTGGTTTTATTTTAGCATAAAATCTACCATAATTCGCCATTTCAATAATATCATCACCACTTGGTGTTGAATCAAATTTCACCCCTTTTTCGTAAGTCAATTTTGATGGTGACACAACAAAAGGGAATGTCTTATCAGGTGACGCATTAAGTTTGTTATTGACAGGAAATTTAGAATCTCTAAATTGATTAAATACCCCAACAATAAAATCATTAATAGTATTAACCGCATCTTCGAATGTAACCCCCCTAAAATTAACTAACTCTAACGGACCACTATAATCTGTTCCGTTACTCAATTGAGTGATTGTGTGTACCTTAAAATTAGAACTATTCGTTTTTTCATTTGGTTTAACGGTGTATAATCCGACAGAACCTGTAAAGGCGTTTTGTTGGTTCTCTAAATTTGAAATATCCCACACCACCATTTTTTGAACAACTTTAACTTCTTTTTTTGTTCTAATTTGTATTTCAGGGTCTAACTCTTCTTTTTTCTGAGTAAATTTACTTAATTGTAAAAAGGCTCTCGTTGTGTTAGCAATAGGTAATTGTGTTTTAGTTAATCTATTTGTTTTACCCGCACGTAATAATAATTCTTCTTCTTTAATGATAATATCAGCACTCCCTCGACCTAAAATCGCATTATCTTTGGCTTCAGGAAACACACCCTTACTTTCTTTTTTCTTATAAGTTTTATCGTCATTTAATATCGAAATACTATCCTTAATTCTATCACCACTCGCTAAGAATTTTTTAGCCCCTTGATAATATTCGAAAGGCGTTGTCATCGGTGATGAAAACGGACCTTGAACGTAGAATTGGTTTTGGAATGGGAAGTCTTTGTTAGAATAAATAATGTGAACATATTCCCCTTTAATTGGAACCATCTTAATAAAAAATGGTAATAACGGTAAAAACAAAATTGGGTCTTTAGAAGTCCAAGGGTCTTTTAATTCATTCCAATCAGGTATACTTTTGATAATATCCTCATAATTCTTAGTTTCAGGAATCACTCGAATACGTCCCAACATCATTGGGTCGTTATCATCATAAACTTCACCGGGGAAGATTATTTGATTATTTATTAATTGATTTTCCGCCATTAGTTCTTGTATTATATTCTTTTAATACTACATTATAAGTGTTTTCTAAACTATCTAAATGGTGAGTCATTTTTATTAAAGTATCTTTTACAGAATCAAAGTCTTTTTGAATAACATCCATCGCCATAATTAAATCACCATTTGAACTTGATTTTGGGTCTTCAATCACCGCCATCGTTTTTTTTGTTAACTCTTCTTTTGTCATATTATATTGATTTACCGAAACCACTCGCAGGAACTGTTAAACCCGCTGGTGTCATAGTTAATGGTGGAATTGCCACTTGAATTTTACCATTTTCGGCCTGTTCATTAGATTGTGCTTTCATTTGTGAAAATGTACTTAATACCGATAAATTTGGACTACCATCCGGCATATCCCCCGTTGGGACCCCAATTTTTTGAAGTTCCTCAATAGTCCCCATAAAGGCTCTTGTTGCCGAATACCCATCAAGTAATTGTGATGCAAACAATAATGGTAATGATATCTCACCACCCCATCCTGATGTGGCAATTTTAAGTAACCAAAGTAGTTCATCAATAACACTTTTACATTCCCGCCAATCTCGAATAAATTCCGCAACAGTAATTAATAACTGAACTAATTTAAGAATCATTATTATTTTTTTATTGGCTTTTTCTTTCGCTAAATCAATAATAACATTTTGTATTAAATTTTTAATGTCAATTTTAATTAGTTTAAATAATTCTTTAACGAAAATCGCACCTATTTTTGATATTATATTTTTAAAAAATGTTTTAAATCTTTTGATAAAATCATAAAATGAATTTATTGCATCACCAACGCTTTGACCAATCGCCTTTAACATTATGAATATTGGTAATAATATTTTTGGTGATAATAACGCGAAAGCCAATCCTTTAACAATACCCTTTAAAAAATTTAAATCAATTTCCGCCTCAAGACTACCATTAAGCGCCAATCCACCCCAATTTGGGTCACTAGCAATTAATTTAGAAATGTTATTAGATATATCCTCCTCTTTTGTACCTTCAACAAATAACATTTCATTTAAAGTATCAGTAATTGCTTGAGCATTTAATGGTAAATTAACCATATCACAGGTTTCAAACTGGATAACACCATTTTTAATGTTATTAACTCGGTCTTGTATTTTTCTTAAATCAATGTCGGTAAATTCATAGAATGAATCGTCAATGTCATCATATTCTGACAATTTAGAAATTCCACTCACATCAATTTGTTTTCGGTTATCAAAACATAATCCAAGTATTCTCTGAATAATCATCATCGCTTTACTTGAATCTTCAACTTGATTAATACCAAAATCACCTTTGATAGATATGGCTCCCGTGATTGCCTCAATAATCCAAGAAATAATATTGTGAAAATCAACTATTTTAATTGTCTTAAAATAATCAACCATAAATTCTTTAACATTATTAACCCCACCAACACGATTTTGTAAATCCACTTTAAACCACGGACCTGTTTGTCCAAAGTTATCGGTTTCCACATATCTAAGGTTGAATAACGGTTGTCCTGAACGTCCATTATATAACTGACCATTATCACCTAAATAATCATTACCACTTTGAATTCTTTGATACAATTCTTTATTCATCGAGAATGGTGTCGACTGAATAGTTAAAGCTCTTTTTTCATATAATAATTTCCCAATAGAACTACTTGGGTCTTTCTTTAATAAATTACCTAAATCAACCGATTTAACTTTAACATACAATGATTGTTGGTTAAATGTTTGTGATTGGTCACAACCAACCGCTGTTAAAGCTTCTGACGCAATTAATTCCGCTAAAATTGGTTCAATGTTTTTTAGAACCTTAGTCATTATTTTCTTGATATAAGCAACGGAGTTACCCCCTTTACCACCAAGAATTGATTTAATATCTAATAGTTCTTCAAATTGGTTTTTTAATTCTCGTTGATAACTTTTAGATTGCCCTTTCAGTTTATCTAAAGTTTGGGTAACGTCAGATTTTTTTTGGTCAAAAGTTGACCCGGCCTCTTTTTTCAAATTATCATACTTACCCTTTGCGTTAGTATAAGTCTTCGTAGCATTAATCTTACTCTGAACGTTTTTATATCCTGAACTATTATCCCCCATTACATTATTTCATTTTATATGACCCATTAGATGTGTCAGTATCTTTATTTAATAAACTTTTGATAATATCATCATCCATATCAATATCAGAAATAGTGAAATTACCACCGGTGTTAGTATTTAAATTTGCTTTCTCCCAAATACTTGATTGTAATTTTGATAATGATAATTTTTTCTCAACACAATCATTGATGATTTTTTGTTGTTTTTCGATAACAGGACCTATTAATGTCATATCTTCAGGTTCCTTCATCATAGTCAACATTTTGTTTTGAATCCTGATTGCGGTATTTCTTTGTTCCACAAGTTCATTGTAGATTTCCTGCATTAACGATAGAATTGAATCCTGTGTTAACGCAATTTCTTTTTTTGCTGGTCTTCCCATAATAACATAAATATTTACTTAACCATTTTCTGTATCAATGTGAAATACATAGTTTTGTACTTCTTCATTGAACTTCGTATTTCTTTGGTCGATAAATTAGTCATTTCCCTAAGTGACAATAAAACTATGTTCTTATTAAATTTATTATTATCATTACCAATGAAAATACTTTGATAATTTTCGAATAACTCATATAATGCTTGACCTAATTTAACTTCGTTTTCACTTAAATTTTCATTTTTAAGAAATTCGTCAAGTTCAAGTAAAAAATTGGCTATTACAACAGGGGCTTCGATACCATCATTTTCAATACTATAAGAATAATCGTCATTGTTTTCAATGTCATATGAAATATCCTCATACGAAATTTTTCGATTAGTTTCTTTTTGGTCTTTAATGATTTGACCCATTAAATAATTTTTACAGATAGTTCCAAAATAAGAATAAGCCTTCTTTTCTTTAGCAGGTTTAAACTTGTCAATTTTGGTCATCAAAAAGGAGTGAGTGTCTATATGGATTTCGTAAAAGTCCATATCTTTTCGGTATAATTTATATCTTCGAATAATTGAAGATATCATCTTATCTAAAGGTTTACGTAAAAATTCGTTGTATATTTTATTTTTTTCTTCGGAAGTGGTAGCGGTTAAATAATCTACAACCGCTAACTCTTCACGAATATCAAAATAATTTTCTTGTGTTGGTTTTCTACCTTTCTTTTTTAACTCCGTACTTGTTTCATTAGTTACATTGTTATTATCCATTAAACTTCTTGAGGTTCAAACTTTATGGCTCTGTCATTAATAAAGAAATACTCTTTTTTAGCCGACTCAACCCAAAATCTTACTTCATCATCAGTCAATACATTATCACCTTTTTTGTAATTCCAGAAGATAGAACCTTCACGTAAATTAACGTGTTTGTAACCAATTCTTGGAATTGACATAATTTTAACTGAGTTATGTGTCATTCTCAAGAAAAATTCATAACCAAATGTTAACTTAAATGATGGTTTAATTAAACCATAATCAATGAATTTATCTTTTTTAATAACCATACCTGATGATTGGAAATTTTGGTATTGTTGTAATGTTTCATTACTTAAAACACCCATTTCCTGACTAAAGTTAGCCGCAAATGTCGCCTCATTTGTAAATCCTGCAAAAATACCATTGTCAGTTGTGTCAACAACTATTGGTAAAAATGCGTCAACATCTTCATATGATTTACTATATAAATCAACATTTTTAAACCAAATATTTGAATACTCATCATCAAATTCAAACAAAGATACCCATTTGGAATTAGATTCTCTAACACCAAGATTAATTTGTTCTGCGTAATTTGGTGTTTTAGTCCACTCAAATTTTCGAACTTTTAAATCACCAAAATCAAAAGTATCTAAAAATTCAGTTAAAGATGTTTCATTAGTATGAACAATAACTAATTCGTTAATTGATAATTTTTGTGTTTTAAGTGATTCAATTGCTTTCCCAAAATACTCATCAAAGTTTAATGTTTTTGATGATTTAATTGGTAATATTACTGATACGTCAAATTTTTCCATATTATTCTTCTATTGTTTGTAGTTTAGATAGTTGGTCTTCAAATGATTTTTGTCTAGTTGAGAAATAATCTTCAAATAAAGAAACCGCTTGTTTATTAAAATCTTCTTCAGTTGGTAATGATTCAACGGTAGTTTTCATTTTCCCGTGAAATTCTTCACTGATATTGTCCTCCAACCAATTTTGTAAATGGTCAGCTAATACATCAACAATTTGTGTTTTATTATTAACCCAAATACCATTATCCTCGTTAATCCAACTAGGTAGTAAATTTGGTACTAATCCGATGACAGGGACGTTAGATTTCATTGATTCCAATGGGAATGTTCCATAACCACTCGCTTCGTCAATCCATACTGATACAAAACTTTCTCTTAGTTTAGTTGCGAATTCAATTTCACTTAAACCTCTCATATCACTTAAAGTAACCCATCTATATTGTGGATATTTTAAATAAAATGCTTTCACTAAATTAATAGTATCTCTTTGGTCTCTTGAGTGTATTGAAACGATAGTCTTTGCAGGTAATTTACTTGGTGTGAAATTATCCGAAATAACAGGAGGTAAAATGTCAAAAGAGACATTCTTCATAATTTGTTGGATTTGTTCTTTTTGTTCCTCAGATGTTGTAATACATTTGTAGAAACCGAATTGTGCCCAAGTCTCACCAGCATTTAATGTTTCCAACATATTGTCGTACGCTTGACATAAAACAATTTTACCACAAGTTAATTGTGTGATTTGACTCATAATAAAGGCAAATAATTCAGGAATTACGATAAAATCGTCAGGAGTTACTTGTAAATTTTGACCTTCAATCGCTTGATGAGGTAAATCATTATAGTCATCACCTAACCAAGAAGATACTCCCGTATAATCAGGTTTTTCGTGTAACATAATTGGGTTAAAACCATTGTTTTTTAACGTTAAACCTAATTTGTAAATGTAAGCAATTGATGCTTTAGGGTTTCCTTTAGTGTCCTGAACAACTAAATAGATTCTTGATGATTTGGTTTTTAAATTCTCAACCGAGTTTTCAATTTTTGTGATTTGTTCTTGATTCATATTAGTATTTATTTAGAATTTTTTTATTTAATAACGTATTAAATGCCAATTTAAATGGTATTGAAAGTTCAGAACTTTTCCCCCCTAATGTTTCGTCAACTTCTTCACTCTCAGTCATAATGATTTCAACCATAGTTTTAACCATTTCATATTTAACCACACTAATGTGTGTTTCTCCACTAACCGTATCTATTGGTTGTTTAATGTTGATATAAGACTCCATTTCGTCAATATCAAGATAATAATGTTCATTTAATACTTTTAACATTTTAATAGTTCTTGTAATTTATCATCAAACTCTTTAATCGTAGTGATGGTATGTTCAGTTTCAATATCTTTATTGTATTCTGTTTCATATTTAACTACGATTTTATTCGTCGGATACTCTAATAATAAAGCGGGATTTGATGTAAGTAAAACATCAATTTCATCCCACATCGAATTAATTGTCAAATTACTATAAAATTTTACTTTTTCTAATTGACAAACAAATTTTGAAAGAAAGAATAATGTCGATGGTTTTGATTTTCCGATTTCGTCGGAAACTATAACTAACTCATTATTATCTCGGTATTTTAAATAGATTTCTTGTAAGTCATTGAATGTACTATATTCTGACGATTGTGAGTGTCCAAATATCTCCATCGCAAATTCTTCATACAAAAAGGTGAATAATTCCTCGTCAGATTGAAACTCAAAATGTTTTCTTAAATCTAATGATGTGACGGGTAAATTCATTTTATATTCAAAAGAGTCTTCGTCATTAACACCTTCTGTTTTATCAATATAAAATTTTTGGTAAGTTTGTTCAATTTTACCAATGGTGTTCCGAAGAACACCATTTACTTCAATTCCTATTCTCATTCTTAATTCGATTCGTTATCGTATTTGTCAAGAATTCTTGAGATTTTTGGGTTACGAACAATATCTTTTTTATTGGTGAATTCAAACACTTTTACCGTGTCGTCTTTATCATCCCTAAATTTTTGAATCGCGTCCCACAAACCACTTTGTTTCTTGTCTTTATATCTGTCAGATTGTTCAACATCACCAGATATGAAAAATTTACTATTGAAACCTATTCTTGTCAATAGCAATTTCATTTGACTTGGGGTTGCGTTCTGACCTTCTTCAAAAATTAAAATTGAATTATCAATATTCATTCCTCTCATAAACGCCAATGCGAAGACTTCGATAACATCAATTTCTTTTAATTTTTCACGGACTTCTTTACCTACTATTTTATTTAATAAGTAATAAGACGGGAAAATATATGGGTCCAATTTCTCTTCCATATTACCGGGTAATGAACCTAATTTTTCCTCAGCCTCAACGGCCGGTCTAACAATGATAATCTTTTCATACGGAGTCATTGGGTCTGATAACAAATCAACCGCAGCCTTCATCGTTATGTAACTTTTTCCAACTCCCGCAGGTCCTGAACATACGGTGATTTCATTATTAATCAATGTCTCGTAATACTTTTTTTGTGTTTCAGTTAAAAACTTTTCCTTAGTTTTACGTTTAATGATTTGACCAATGATATCTTTACGACTCATAGGTTGTTTAACCTCCGAAGTTTCAGAATTTGGTGTGACTTTTTTTCTGTTAGCCATTTAATCTTTTTTAAGTTTTATAGATGATAATCATCTAAGTTTAAATAGTCATCATATGAAATCTATTTAATGAAAAAATAGTCAAGTCTATTCAAAAGTAATTATTGAACTGAGATTACGTACTTTTTAATAGTACTCACATTCTCACTAATAAATGGGAATAAATTATAATTATAGTCATTTAATAATGTTGTTAGATTGTCAGGGTTTTCATTTCTTGTTTGACTTTCGTAATGATAAGCAACTAATGACCCGTCAAATATATTTTCAAACCCTAATGTTAATAATTTTAAATTTAGTTCAACATCTTCAAAACAATTGGTGTATTTCTCATTAAATAAACCCGATTTAATAAACGTATTTCTTCTAATACCTAACAAAGCACCTGTCGACCCAGGTACTGATTTGAGACCAATCGTGTAGTTATAATAATTACCAAGACCATAATGACTGACCTGAACAGGACTATTTGGTTTTGTATATAACATAACACCATCGTGTTGTATCGTATTATCACCAAAATGTAATCTACAACCAATAGTTCCCGATTTTGGTTTTTCTTTAAATGTTTTTAACATCCCATAAACAACATTGTTCATTATTTTAATATCGTTATTACAGAATAATAAAAACTCATATTCATTACCAATATAATCCCTAACCACTTCGTTATTAATCTTAGCGAAATTATAATAATCAAATTCAATGAGATTAACATTGGTATTTTCATATCTCGTTTTAATCTCATTTTTTTCATCAATTGACGACCCTGTATCTGCAACAAAAATATCATATAATGATGAGTTACAATTTTTGTGAAAAGAATCAATACAGTCAAATAATAAATCCAATTTACTTTTAGTCGGAATAATAACCGCCATTTTACCAATATTTTTAATTGGTTTTTCTTTTATGGTAGGTGCAAATATTTCCGTTGGTTTTAAATCTAAAGGTAATTTATCCCCATATTTTTTAACGAACAAATCACGACTATCGTAAAACTCCTGATTTGGTCTCCCAACTGATTGATGGGTAATTTCGAATGATGTGGTAACACCAATCTTAACACCGTCTAAATAATTTGGAATACAAAATAAATGGTCATAGAAATGGAATCTACCGATAGTTTCATCAAATTTATGTTTTATCTTTGTTTTATCAAAAGATATGAATAACCCATCAATTGTTACAACAGGAACTATAAATGGTAATTTAGGTGAATATTTACTTAACCACTTATTAGAACCTTCAGGGTGATGATAAACTTGACCCACCATAATTTGTTGCATATTTTCCCAATATATTCCTGACTTTGGGAAATGACACCCACCGGCCTTTCCAATTATCCCGTAATCAGGATTATTAGAAAAGTCCTCCAAAAGTTTTTTACCCCAATTTTTCTCAAGTTTAATATCATTATGACAACAAACTACAATATCATACTTGGCCTCTTTTATTCCTTTATTATAAAGTTCGGATAATGAGTATTCGTTATGATTTACATAAGGTAAAACCTGTACCCATTGAAGTCCAGATGTTAATACTAGGTGGTCATTAAACTTATCGTTGTATTCTTTATCTTTATTTGTTGAATAAATTATGGTTATCATATTGTTTCTAACTTTTTATTAAAATTTATCGTCATTTCTCGATAAAATGGAGTGATTAATGCTTGGAAGGGGAATTCATTTAATTTTTTCTCGTCGAACGTAGGTTTTGGTCCGTGAAAATGGAGTATCCTAATATCTTTATTTTGCCCCCAATATGGTTTGTAGTTAAAGAGGGGGTTTAAACTTGTTATACGTCCATCATAGTATTTTTTTAACGCATCTTGGTCATACATATTATTTGCGAAATTTTCGACAATATATTTAACAAAATCATCAAACTCGTTTAACATCGCTTTCCAATTTATCCACATAACACCTGAATTCATATTCATTGATTCTAATGTCGGGATAAATTCACCACACGCGGCAAAAAACTCAGGTTTATATTGAGTGATTGGTGTAACATCACCCATAAAATAAACGTCATTATCAGTGTACAGAATATACTCGTCTTCAATTTTAAGAGACTCACAAATCTTAGGAATATCAATACGTAAAAACGCTCCTAAAGCGATTGTGTCATCGTTATAATGGTTCAAAATTTTATCAGAGAAAGATACTCGATGTTGAATGACGTTAACACCCATATCAATTAGTTCATTAACTGAATCGTCAATTTCCCCATCTAAAATTAGATAGGGTTTAATTGACGGGTTAGTTTCTTTAGCGGTAAAAACCGCAACTTTATACATTTTGATATAATCATCATAAAGTGACTTATTATGATTATTTAAACCTGTAAACCATTTCATATTATTTCTTTATACCCCAAAAATATAGGTCTTGATGAAAAACCGTTGTAATTTTAAATTCATAATCAGAGAAATATTCATCAATATTAATTTCAGCTCTGATATCACTTTCGTCCAAATTTCTATAGTAATCATTATCTAATTGTGATGTGAATGGACTATCACTTGGTGATGTTCTTCGTGTTCCGTGTTCAGGTCTACCCGGAGCGGCACAAGTAAATGTGAACATACCACCAGGTTTTAAATGTTTAATCGCGTTTTTAATTGTTAAAGGCCAAAATTCATCGTGTTCGAAACATTCTGATGATATAACCACATCAAATTGGTTTTCATCTGAATATTCGTGACCTCTACATACTAAATCAACATTATTACCTTCACCAATATCAATACCAACATATTCGTAATTTTCAAACAAATAACGATTATTACCATTAATGTCTAAAGACCCTATATCTAATACCCGACAATTTTTAAAACTTTCAGGAAATTTATTTTTAACCGATGATAAAAATACTCTTTGTTCTGGATGTGCCATTTTCTAAATTATATACCGGTAGAACCAAATCCGTTCTCACCTCTTTCTTTTTCGTTTATTGTTTCGTTACTAACCAAATTAACCCATTTTCCGTTAACTACAGGACATAACACCGCTTGAGCTACCTTCATACCTTTTGTTATAGTAAATGGTTCGTTATTCGTATTAAAAATGATTGCTTTAACCTCACCCGTGTAACCATTATCGACAGTTCCCGGTGAATTCAAACACATTAAACCTTGTTTTAACGCCAAACCACTCTTAGACCTAACCTGAACCTCAAAACCATCTTGGATATCTAATGAAATCCCTGTTGGTACTAAAACTCTACCAAACGGTGGAACTACAATTTCCTCAGTTGAATGTAAATCAAACCCTGAATCACTATCGTAATTATATTTAGGTTCAACCGCATCAGGATGTACTTTTGTAAACCCTAAAGTAAGTTGTGGTGTGTAGTTATTAAACTCTTTCTCAAGTTCTTTAACATCAACACCTAACTCATCCATAATTTGATTATAATCAATGTCTTCATCATCAAACTCGTCATTTGAAAACATTTTTTTAAGATTTTCGGTTTCTTGTTTGAAGAATTCTAAATCATTTTCTTTCATTGTTCTAATTCTTTTAATTTTATTATTATATCAATTAATACTCGAACATCGCGTTCACAATATTCTGTTATTTCTTTTAATCTACCTTCATCCCAATATGCCGTATGAACTTTATCACCCGTCACATCACCTTCTTTTGGCGATGGAACTCCTAACGAAGCACATAATAAATCTAATGACCCAATTGAACTATAAGCACCATATTGCCAAACATCTTTAGTATCAATCGCTTTAACTTCCCAAGGTTTAGTGTCATATGATGGTAACATAGATGATGGTGCAATACCATTGATTATCATTCTCTTAGCCAACATCGGAATGTCAAAATTCTTTAAGTTGTGACCACAGATATGGAAATCCAATCTATAACATTTGTCTAAAACTTTTTTACAATCACGTAATAATTTTTTTTCATCGTCACCCGAAAATGATTGTGATTTAATCTCACCATTATCCATAACGAACTGAACGTTAACACAAACAATTTTAGCAAACTCAGGAACTAATGCGGTTCTTTTACTAAAAACCACATTAATCCTTTTCTCCCTTTCATCAATATTGTTTGGTGGGTTAATATGGTCTTCAGGAAATCGTTTCTGAAACCAATCGTAATACTTCATAAACTGATTAGCAATTTCAGGTCTTTTTTCAAGACAACTGTCGTAATCTTTTTCAATTCCTACAGTTTCAATGTCTAAGAATAATATCTTAGTTAAAGGTATTTTTATCATTTTTAATTAATTAAAGATTTGTAAAATTCAGCTCTTGTTTTGGTAACAACATTTAAGTCGTAAGTGTCTTTAACGGTTTCGTATAATCTTTCACCCATATCAATAATCATATTTGGGTTATCGACTAATTTCTTAATGTGTTTAGACCAATCACTATGGTTATTGTGTTCATTAACTAACAATGCGTTACCATCAACAAAGTTACCATTATTTAATGAATGTTTCAAGTCAATTGTGTAAGGCCCAATGTTAGATGCTATTAACGCTTTCTTATAAAAACCAGCTTCAATAACTTTTAATTGAGATTTCATACGATTAAAAATGTGGTTTTTAATTGGTGCCAATGAAATATCAAAGTTAGAGTAATTCATTGCGTAAGTATTGACAGGTTGAGTCCAAACACGTCTATATGGTTGGTCTAAATCCGAAATAAACGGTTCATTGACGTATTTTTTTAAGTGATTTAGATAATCACCATTAAGTGTTTTGTAATCATTTGTAAACAATTTTTCATATCTAACCCAAACGGTTTCGTGTGGTAAAATATCACGTTGTTTATTTTCACCTGTTTGTTTATTGTATTCAGTAACCGTACCTCTTGTGTCAAATCCACATAACACATATTGTAACTTATTATTAAGTGATGAATTTTTTTGAACAAATCCACCCAATAACTTTAAATCGTGTTCGTGTGATGAACCTCCTAACCAACCAATCCTAATTCGGTCGGATTTTAATGTCGGTTGATTGAACTGAGATTCTTTCGGGTTAATTGCGTTAGGTAACACAATTACGTTTTTGTTAAATTTTCGAATTTCATTTGCAAACAATTCCGTTGTTGTGGTAACAAAACTAGCGACTTTTAAATTATTTAAAATCTTTTCGTGTAATTTGTTCTTAACAATAATCGTATGTATTGGATGTTCTTTCGTTGGTAACCAATAGTCGTCAATATCAACAATAACCACAATACCCATTGATTTTAGACTCTCAATCAATTTTGGTGAAGAATCGTAATCGTGACCAATATTCCTATGTACGTGAACTATTTGATATTTCTTCCAATAGTTTATATCATTAACTTTTGGTTCATAATCAATGTCTACGTGAAAATCATCAGGATACAAATCTTGTAGAAACGTGTGAGGGTCTAATGACCTAAATTTTCCAACACCTGTTGTGTCTGAAGGGAGAACTAATACATTTATTTTTTCTTTCATATTTTATATTATATTGAAAGAATAATAGGTAATAAAATTTCTTTTATCAATAAAAAACCCCCACCAAATGGTGAGGGTTACAAATTATTTGTTATTTTAATTATTTAAGTTTTTTAATTTTAGTCACTTTACCTTCAAAAATGTGTGAACCAACTTTAAATGAGAATACGTCATTTGTTTTAGAAACACTTTCAGTTATTAAACCATTTTCAGATAACACTTCTCTAACGGCCTCTTGAATCATCGCTTTTAAATCACTTGATTGTGGTACTTGTGTTGATTGTTGTGGTCTACTTTGTTGTGGTTTAATCATATCACCATTCGCTTTAGTATTCATCAATCTTGCAGCTTTTTCTGCCAACTCACTTGAAATTCCACTACCCCCTGACAATGGACTATCAGGTTGTGATATCGGATGTTCCATCATTAGTTGTTTAATTGAATCAGGTAATTTTGATTGAAGTATTCTATCCTGACTAGCTTGTTGGGGCATTTTATGAATGTTTTTACTCATCGCCTCTTCAGATAAATAAGGAGTATTAACATCATCATTTTGCATATGTCCCATAGTTAATGATTCGTTCATATATTCCGATGGTAAGTTGTAAGTCGCTTGTGGTGACTTAAAATCCTCAACCATTGGTGCTGAATTATTAACATTAACAGGAATTCCACCACGACCAATTTCATTATGTTTTGTCATAATTTTTTTAGCGGTCATTAGTTTCATCATTAAATCATTTTCGTTTGTCATATTTTAAAAATTAAACAGGTTCATTTGTGTTATTATCAAATTTAACGTTAATAATAACTCGTGTCATACTTTTATCACCATTTGGGTTATATCCTGGTTGGGGTTGATTAAACACTTCACCTGTCGGTTTAAATGATAATATCTTATCCAATCTGAATATCCTCCAACCCGGTATAGGTTGTTCACCTTTATATCCCGTATGTGACGCACCTTCAGAATCCCACGCTCTTAATATTGGGTTATCTGCTTTACTATAACCGAAACAAACAGGTTCTATTTCACGTAAACCACGTCCACCCGGTTCATCACCATCATAATAAACAATAACCTTTTGTCTTTTTTTAATTGCGTCAGTGATGGAATCAATAGATGCTACCTCTAAAATAAGACTTTTAAATGTATTGTAAAGTTTCATTATAAACCTGGAGTTGTATAAGGGGTTGTTGGTTTATATGCGTTTATAACCATTTCCGCCTTTCTTTCCAAAATATCTTGGATAGCTCCAGCACTTTCATTATAAACATCTAAATCACCACCTGTTCCTTTACCTTGAGCATCCCCATCCGCCATTGCGTCAGGATTAACACTTGAGTATTCATTAGCGGTTCTTTTAAAATCGTTTTTAGGTAACAATTTTTTTCTTTCAGCTTCAGCAATTTGAGACAACGAGTTTGTCGGTTGTTCAAAATTTAAGGGTTCATTAACTGGCATATTATATTATTTTTTTTATTAAATCATTTATCCGTTTTAAACTTTCGGTAACGGCTGAGTCATATCTTTCAACATTGGAACTATGACTTTTACTTGGTCTATGTTGGTTCACAATACTATTTTTTTCGTGTGGGTCAATAAATTGATTATCCATCGCAACTGACTTAATCTTTTTTGATAAATAATTCCCGTCTCTCATTGATGTTAAAGTATCATTTACCCAATTTTTTACGTAGTGACCACCATTTAAGATAAATGGTAAATCATTGTCGTGACCATTAAATCCGTCAAACCAATTTTTCATTCGTTTCAATTGTTGGTAACTAACTTCACGTTTATCACGTAGTTCTTTGTTTCTACGATAACCTT